CTGGTAGAAAGAGAGACTGGGAGTAAATGGTGGTAGATTTTGACATTGATGGTGACGGTAAGATCACTATAGATGAAGTAACAATGAAAGAACGTATGCTTGAAGTAGAGCTACGTGAAGAGAAAGCGGAGTCACAAAAGAAAATGGCTTGGATAGCTATGCTTACCATGATTGTTTTCACAGTATTCCTGTTTACTCCTATGATGTCAGACAACAGAGTGTCTGCATTAGCCGATTTACTAGGATTATTCTACATTGCACAGACAGGGATCGTAGCTGCTTACATGGGTGCTACAGCATACATGGCAGGTAAGCCTATGGGTAATAAAATAGCATTGAAAAAGGAGACAAGATAATGTCAGAAGAAAAGAAAAAAGGATACCATGCTGGAGGTAGGGTAGACCAAAGATCTACGAGAAGACCTACACCCAAACCCAGAACTAGGTCTACAACTAGGTCTAGATCTACGACTGGATCTGCAGCTAGGCCCACCCCTAGCTTTCTAAGTAGGTTTAGTAGAAAAAGGGTATCTTCTGCAAACAGAAACCCTGCAGCTAGACCTGCAGCTAGACCTGCAGCTAGACCTGCAGCTAGACCTGCAGCTAGACCTGCAGCTAGACCTGCAGCTAGACCTGCAAGTAGACCTACACGTAGCAGCCAGAGGGGTAATGTATTGCAGAGACGTTTGGCTAGTCGTTCAAGAAGACCTATGTCCAGAAGAAGGTAGTTTCACATGAGTTTTGGGTTAAGTCAAAGATCGTTAAATAAACTAGATGGCGTACATCCTGATATGGTGGCAGTTGTTCAACGTGCTATTGAACTGACCGATGTAGACTTTGGTGTTACCTACGGTGTACGTACACTGGAAGAACAAAAAGAGCTATACAACTCTGGTCGTAGTCAGACTATGAAATCTAAACATCTTATTCAAGATGATGGATATGCATACGCTGTAGATCTTGTGGCTTACTTTGGTTCTAACGTTTCATGGGAACTAAATGTCTATGATAACATTTGTGATGCAATGAAAGAGGCAGCTAAAGAGCTTGGTGTAGCAATCAAGTGGGGTGCAGCTTGGTCAGAGGGTGATATTAGATCTTACCCAGGTTCATCGGAAGATGCTATGATGGCTTACGTAGACTTGAGGCGGAGTCAAGGCAGAAGGCCCTTTATTGATGGCCCTCACTTCGAGTTGATGTAGCTATGTTGGAAATGATTAACATAGTAATGCAGTGGCTGGTGGCTCCGATCATTGCAGCAGTCTGGATGCTCTATAATAAGGCAAATAAGAACGAGACAGATATAGCTGTTCTTAAGGCTATGTACGATTCTAGTGCTGTTCACCATGACAGAGAAATGAAAGAGATGAGAGATACCATTAAGGCTATCTTCAACAAATTAGATAATATAGAGCAGTCTCTAAGGAATAGGTAGTTGTTGTGTGTGTTGGCCTTTGTTTCATTCGGTCACGCATGGACTGACAGTGGTAACAGGTTGTTTCAGTATTGTTACTACGATTGTGGGTTACCTAAAAACGGTTTGTTTTACGATAGGGTATACAGAGTAGATTATAATTATTCTTGTCCTATTGAAATTAAATTCAAATAGAAGTATAATTAACATAAAATGAAATGGTTTGTTCTAGTATTGTTCTTATCTGGTTGTGGGCTTTCAGCACTTAACCCCTTTTCAGGTGGTGGTCCTACAGTAAACAGTAATGCTCAGATAGGGGCAGAGAACCGACAAGCTGTAATGTCAGTAGAACAAACAGAAGAAGTTACTGCTGGCAGAGATGTAGTCCAAACAGAGATAGTAAAAGAAGTTGAGACAGGATCTGTGGAAACTCTAGAAATATTTAACACTAATATCCCCCCTTGGGTCATTGTACTCCTTATCCTTGGGTGGCTGTTACCCACACCTACAGAAATGGTTAGAGGTTTCACAAATTTTGTGTTAACATTATTTGGGCGAAAAGATAATCCTAAGTATAACAGATTTAAATAGAAAAGGATAAAGGGGTAAAACAGTGATCGTCCCATGTTCCCCCTTACTATTACATGGCTATACCTGAGAGAGTAAAAACAAAGATGGAACAAGCTGGCCTCAAAGGGGTCAACAAGCCGCAGCGTCTAAATGACAGCAGCGGTAAGTCTCATCATGTTATGGCCTCTGAAGGTGGCAAGTATAAATATATTAAGTTTGGTCAGAAGGGTGTAAAAACCAATCAGACTGCGGGACAGAGGGAAGCCTTTAAGTCCAGACACGCGAAGAACATATCAAAAGGTAAAATGTCTGCTGCGTACTGGGCTGACAAAGTAAAATGGTCTTCCTCTAAAACAAAATCACCTAGCAAGAAATGGGTAAAAGGATCTTAGAAAATGAATAAACTATTATTAGCTACAGCAATCACGCTTGCTACAACGACAGCCTATGCTGCTGACTTAGAATTACTTGGTCAAACTATTTCTGTTGGAGCAGAGTCCGACATTAACTACACTACAGGTGTAGAAGAGTGGGAATGGACTGCGACACCATACGCAGCCTTTACCACATCACTTGGGGTAGTGTTGACTGCAGAGACAGAGTTTGACATTCTTGGTTTAGATGAAGAAGAAGTATTCAAAGGTATGGACTACACCGCAGAGTACGGTGTCAACGGTGTTACAGTTTACACTGAAGTTTCTTCTGATCGTGACTGGGACTTTGGGAATGTCACCGTAGGCATGAAAGCTCTGTTCTAGTCATGTGGGTTGCTGTAATGCTCTTGTGCTACGACATGACTTCCTTATCGTGTATGGTTTCTGCTAGTCCAGAATCTTTTGACACTGAGGAAGTCTGTCAGGCAACAGCAGAAGCAGCAGCCATTGAGATGAGAAAAAGAGGTGTTTACAGTGTTCCTGGTTGTTTTCAGATAGGAAGGTCTGTATAGTGGCAGTAGAAAAAGTAGAAGGTGGTTTTCGTTGGGGTAAAACTGGAAAGATTTACAAAAGACGGATCAATGCTGTAAAGGCAGGAGAAAAAAAGACTTCTAAAAAAAGCAGTACAGGACACTCTACAGGTGGCGTAGTAAAATCAGGTATGTCTAAGGGTGGATCTACTGTCAACGCAGCAGGTAACTACACTAAGCCAACGATGCGTAAGAACCTTGTAGCCAGTGCTAAGGCTGGATCTAAGGGTGGTAAGCCTGGTCAGTGGTCTGCTCGTAAAGCACAGATGGTAGCAAAACAATACAAGGCTAAGGGTGGGGGCTATAAGTCATGAAAGCGCCACAGAAATCCCTTAAGGACTGGGGTAAGCAGAAGTGGAGAACCTCCGATGGATCTCCTTCTAAGGGTAAGAAAAGATATTTACCTGACAAAGCCTGGGATTCTTTAAGTGCCAGTGAAAAGGCTGCCACTAATAAAGCCAAGTCCAAAGGTAATAAACAAGGTAAACAGTTTGTAGCACAGCCCAAGGGTGTAGCTAAAAAAGTAAAACAATTTAGAGCAGCAGAGGGTGGCATGGCTAAAGGTACTAAGAAAACTTGTCCTAAGTGTAAGGGCGCAGGGTGTTCACACTGTGGTGGTAAAGGCTACCACACAGGTATGAATGCAGGGGGTTCTATGCAAAAACCAATGAATTCGGGTATGAAAGCCCTTAAGAAGGCAGCACCTAAAGTAGCTAAGAAAATGGGATACAACAAAGGCGGCATGGCAAAATGCGGCGCATCATATAAAGGTTAAATAGAATGGCTTCGTATAAAGACTACAAATCTGTTTCTGCTGCTAAAAAAGCAGGATCAATGTACTTCATGGGTAAAGACGGTAAAAAGAAACTTGCTGTCACCAAAGAGCAATTAGATGCTTGGAAGAAAAAGAACAAAGGTAAGTTCAAAGGTTCAGCACTTACTGCTTGGGCAAATGCCAAAGGTAAAAACATTGGCGGCGCTCCTTCATCTTCTCTTCGCCCCAAGGCAAGACCTGGATCAGATGTATCTGGTTTTACACCAAGCCCAATTGAAGTTAAAAATCTGGTAAAAGGTGGTCGTGGGGACGGGAGATCCGAAACACTAAAAAGAAGAATAAAATTACTCTCTGATAAAAAGAAAGCTGAGGCTAATAAACCAGAAGATCTCAAGGGTGCGGCTTGGATGAAAGCCAATACTCGTTCAGCTTACATGAACCTTTCAAAGTCTGAGGCTCGTGCGCTTGGTCTGCCAGCAACAACAGTCGCAGCTACTCAACACAAACTAAGAAATCAAAAATTTAAAGATGGTAAAACTTTCTTTGATAATAGCAGCCCTAAAGCTAAAAGTGCTGGAAGAAATAGTCCTCGTAATTAAAGGTAGTTAGTAAGTAATGAAACTTGAGAATGATAAAGTAGTAGATCATATTGGCACTGTCCTTGCTGAAAAGATCAGAGGCGAGTGGCATACCAAGAGTGATGTAGTCATGCTCTTTATCTTAGCTTCAGAAAGGGGTGATCTTGCTTCGCAAAAGGAGGACGAACTAGAAATGGTTCGTGCTCGTAACGAGAAGGGTCATTACATTTCTGATGACCCTACCACTGAAGTAAACGAAGCTTGGGTTGTTAAAAAAGTTAAGAAAGCTCTAAAAAAATGACAGCACTACCTACAGCAAAGTTCTTTAGTGCAGCTAAAGACCTAACGGCTACAGCAGGTGGGGCAAGTGGGGATGTTCTCTACACTTGTCCCAACAACTTTATTTCTTTGATTAGGTTCTTGCACGTATCTATTGGGGCTAACGCTACAAAAAAATATAGTTTACAGTGGTACGAAGCTTCTACGACTACTTATCATTTTATTGTAGATGAGCACAGTGTTGCAGGTAACAGTTTAGAAGAAGTCATTCAAGGTGGTAGCTATCTTGCTTTAAGACCTGGCGACAAAATTGTAGGCTTTGAAGAGTCTGATGCAGATGCTCACGTTATCATCTCAGGTGAGGAGCATTACCAACCCACATAACGGGATTGCAATATTGGCAATAGTGTGGTATAACTAGATATGATATAACTTCCATGCATACAAAAGGTATGTTCATGAAACAGGAGTTATAAACATGAAATGGTTAATTAATTGGTTTGAAGCAGTAGCTGTAGCACAACAACGAAGAGCAGACTATTGGCTCTTAAAAAATATGTCGGATAAAGAATTAAAAGATATTGGAATATCTCGTGGGGAGATTGCTCAAAAAGTCTTTTTAGGTAAATAATCTATACTATAAGTAGGTAGATGAGACTTTGGGGGGAGGCTCGTGGATCCAATTACCATAATGGCTGGAGCATCAGCTGCGTTTAATGCCATAAAAAAGGGTATTGAGGTAGGCAGGGGCTTACAAGATATGTCTGGTCAACTGTCTCAGTGGGCAGGAGCCATGTCTGACTTAGGTCGGGCAGAGACAAAAGCTAAAAACCCCCCTTGGTGGAAATCACTAAGTGGGGGTGTCGAACAAGAAGCTATGCAAATTTTTGCTGCTAAGAAAAAAGCAGAAGAGATGCGTAAGGAGCTTAAACAATACATATCATTTAGTATGGGTCCATCCGCTTGGGAAGAACTTCTCCGAATTGAGTCTCAAGTACGTAAAAGAAAACAAGAGCAAGAGTATCGTAGGATTGAGTTAAAAGAAACAATAATAATGTGGACCGTTACTTGTCTTACTTTACTAGTAGGGATTGGGATATTGGGGTTTATAACTTACATGCTTGTTTAATTAAGAAAGGTAGTAGGTACTATGTCTTTGACAAGAATGGTAAAATACTTATTATCACTACCAATAAAAGAATAGCTATAGGAATTCATAGGAAAAACAATGGCAAGAAATCTAACAGAAAAACAGCAGAAGTTTCTTGATGTCCTCTTCGAAGAGGCTAAAGGAGACCCTGTACAAGCTAAGAAGCTTGCAGGGTATGCTGATGCTGTATCTTCAACAAGCATTGTTAATTCCTTGACGGACGAGATAGTAGATGTTACAAAGAAATTTATAGCACAATCGTCTACTAAAGCTGCTTATACTATGTTCTCTGTTATGTCTGATCCCACAGATCTAGGTGTAAAAGAAAAGATGTTAGCAGCTAAAGACATTCTAGATCGTGCAGGATTTACTAAAACGGATAAGGTAGAGGTAAAAGCTTCAGAGCCTTTGTTTATTCTACCTGCGAAAGAAGATGAGTAAGAGAGCTTCACAAGCAAACCACCCAACCAAAGTTGACTGGCAGATACCGTTGCAAGGGGAAAACGGAGAATGGTATCCTGTTATCAGAGTGGGGAGACACGTACCCTTTGGTTATAAACAGGATGAAGAAGACGAAATGCTTCTCATCCCTATCCCTGAAGAATTAGAACTTTTTGAAAAAGCAAAGAAGTTTCTTCAAGAGTACAGTTTAAGGCAGGTAGCCCAGTGGTTGTCTGCCCAATCTGGAAGAAACATCTCACATGTAGGGTTATACAAACGTGTCCGAATCGAAGAAAAAAGACGCAGGGCCTCTTCCAACTACCGCCAGTATGCCAAGAAATACAAAGAAGCGGCAAGGAAAAGCCAGAAAATCGAAGAAGAAAGACTTGGTGGCAAGCACACCAGAACTATCTCAACAGAAGATGAGTACATCAACCTCAAAGACGGAGAGTGTTGTCCCTTCTGTGGTCAAACAAAAGGTAATATTCGAACCTAATCCAGGACCACAAACTAGGTTCTTAGCCGCAACAGAACAAGAGGTACTCTATGGTGGAGCAGCAGGAGGTGGTAAGTCGTATTCGCTGGTGGCTGATCCAGTTAGATACTTTTCGAATCCACATTCACGAATGCTACTTGTTCGTAGGAGTACAGAAGAGTTACGAGAACTTATTTCTGTAAGTAAACAACTCTATCCTCAAGCTGTACCAGGCATTAAGTTTATGGAGAGAGACAAGACCTGGGTAGCCCCTAACGGCTCAACACTCTGGATGTCTTACCTTGATCGTGATGATGATGTGATGAGATACCAAGGTCAAGCCTTTAACTGGATTGGTTTTGATGAGTTAACTCAATGGCCTAGTCCCTATGCGTGGTCATATATGCGCTCAAGGCTTCGTGCAACAAAGGCAAGTGGCTTGCCTCTCTACATGAGAGCGACATCCAACCCAGGGGGGCCAGGCCACCAATGGGTTAAGAAAACCTTCCTTGACCCTAGTACCCCAGACAGACCATTTTGGGCTACGGATGAGAATGGAGAAACTATTAAGTGGCCTGTAGGCCATAGTCGAGAGGGTGAGCCTCTATTCAAAAGAAAATTTATACCAGCCACCCTCTTCGACAACCCTTACCTATCAGAAGATGGCATGTATGAAGCAAACCTTTTATCTCTGCCAGAGCATCAAAGAAGACAGTTGCTTGAAGGAGATTGGGACATCAATGAAGGCGCTGCCTTCCCAGAGTTTAACAGACGCATACACGTAATTGACCCCTTTGAAATCCCTGGCAATTGGCTTCGCTTTAGAGCTTGTGACTACGGATACGGATCTTACACTGGTGTAGTCTGGTTCGCAGTTGCTCCAGGATCTGAACAGCTAATAGTCTACAGAGAGCTATATGTATCTAAGATAATTGCTACTGATTTGGCTGACATGATCCTGGACATTGAAAGTGAAGAAAGGGTAAGGTACGGAGTTCTTGACTCTTCTCTTTGGCACAATCGTGGTGACACTGGCCCTAGTCTTGCTGAACAAATGATTATGAAGGGGTGTCGTTGGAGACCTTCAGACAGATCAAAAGGATCTCGTGTGGCAGGTAAGAACGAGTTACACAGAAGACTTCAAGTGGATGAGTTTACAGAGGAACCAAGGCTTGTCGTATTTTCTAGCTGCACTAATCTTATATCTCAGCTTCCCTCTATTCCTCTCGATAAAAGAAATCCTGAAGATGTAGACACTAACTCTGAAGATCACTTGTATGATGCCCTGAGATATGGTGTTATGACAAGACCACGAAGCAACATATTTGATTTTGATCCTGCTTCGCAGAGGTCAGGCTTTCAAGCTTCAGACCCCACATTCGGCTATTAAGGAATACCTATGGAAGAAGATGATATTTTTGAATCAGATGATCTGTCTATGGATGAGGTAACATCATCTTACATAGAAGACACAAAAGACTCTGATGGACAAAGTGATCCAACTGTCGGGACTATAGTCGGCTTTGTTGAAGGGCGGTACAGTACAGCCGAAAAAGCTAGGTACTCAGATGAACAACGTTGGATAAAAGCATATCAGAACTACAGAGGTATATACGGACCAGACGTACAGTTTACGTCCACAGAAAAATCTCGTGTCTTTGTAAAGGTTACTAAGACTAAAGTTCTTGCTGCCTACGGGCAGATTGTTGACGTTCTTTTTGGGTCACATAAATTTCCTATCTCCATTAATCCTACTAAACTTCCTGATGGTATCGTGGAAGCTGTTCACTTTGAATCAAATCCAGAGATTAAGAAAGCTAACGAAAAGCCATCTTTAGACCAAGATGAAACTAAGCTAAAGCCTGGTGAAACTATTATAGATTTACGGGAACGTTTAGGCGGTATGCGGTCTAAACTAGAGCCTGTTATGGGTGACCTTAAAGAGGGAGAGGGCACTACCCCATCTCAACCTACTTTTCATCCTGCGATGGTTGCCGCTAAAAAAATGGAAAAGAAAATCCATGATCAGCTAGAAGAGTCTAACGCAAGCAAGCAACTTCGTAACACCGCCTTTGAGACTGCTCTCTTTGGTACAGGTATTATGAAAGGCCCGTTTGCCTTAGATAAAGAGTACCCTAATTGGGATGAGACTGGTTCTTACTCCCCAATGTACAAAACTATTCCTCAAACTTCTTCTGTTAGCATTTGGAACTTCTATCCAGACCCAGACGCTAACAACATGGACGAAGCAGAGTACGTAGTAGAACGCCACAAGATGTCTCGTTCTCAAATGAGATCTTTAAAGAACAGACCTTTCTTTAGATCTAACTCAATTGATAGTGCAATAGAAATAGGAGAGTCCTACTCCAAAGAGTGGTGGGAACAAGTGATGGAGGACGCTGATCAAGAGACTAGATCAGAACGTTTTAACGTCCTTGAATTCTGGGGTTACGTAGACACAGACATTCTAAAAGATCATGACGTAGAAATTCCAAAAGAGTTAAAAGATAAAGACCAAGTATCTGTAAATATCTGGGTTTGTAATGGTCAGGTTTTACGTCTTGTAATGAACCCTTTTACTCCTGCTATTCTTCCGTACTATGCAGTACCCTACGAAGTAAACCCTTACAGCTTCTTTGGGGTAGGTATCGCAGAGAACATGGATGACACTCAAACACTCATGAATGGCTTCATGCGTATGTCGGTGGACAATGCTGCTCTGTCTGGTAATTTACTTATTGAAGTGGACGAAACTAACTTAGCTCCTGGTCAAGACCTATCTATTTACCCAGGAAAAGTACTACGGAGAATGGGGGGTGCCCCAGGACAGAGCATCTTTGGCACCAAGTTCCCTAACGTGTCTAATGAGAATATGCAAATGTTTGATAAGGCTAGGGTTCTGGCTGATGAAAGCACTGGGTTCCCTTCTTTTGCGCATGGTCAAACTGGCGTTTCGGGTGTGGGCCGTACGGCATCTGGTATTAGTATGCTTATGTCTGCTGCCAATGGTTCTATACGAACTGTTGTAAAGAACATTGATGACTACTTGCTTGGCCCTTTAGCTAAAGCATTCTTTAGTTTTAATATGCAGTTTGATTTCGACTCTGATATTAAAGGGGACTTAGAGGTTAAAGCAGAGGGTACTAACTCTTTGATGGCTAATGAAGTACGTAGCCAACGTCTGATGCAATTCTTGGGTGTTGTACAAAATCCAGCACTTGCACCATTTGCTAAAATGGATTATATTATCAGAGAGATTGCAAACTCTATGGATCTTGATCCTGATAAAGTAGCAAACTCAATGACTGACGCAGCAATTCAAGCGGAGATCCTCAAGAAGTTTCAAGAAGCTAACCCGCCACCTGCTCCGCCTCAGGCTCCCCCAGGAGCAGCACCACAAGGTGCAGTACCTGCAGGGGCACAAGCACAGGACACACAAGGTTCTGGCGGTGGTCAGGTAGGTACAGGTAGTGCTCCTACTCCAGGTGAACCAGGATTCTCAGGCAATACAGGACAAGGGCAAGGATGAGCCTTAAATTATTAGTAAATAATAAAGACATCTGGGATTCTTTTGTAGAAGAACTGGATTCTAAACTAAATCGCATCCACACCCAAATAGAGCAATCTACAGCTATAGAAGACGTGTACAGGCTACAGGGACATGCCGCCTGTCTTCGTAGATTAAAAAGACTGAGGGACGAAGTAAATGGTAAATCAGACTGAAGAAGTTTTTGGAAACCCTAACCAAGTTGGTATAGGTAGTGTTTCAAGTGCCAGACCACGAGGGGTAATGGGGAGCATACCCCTAAGTGATGCAACCAATGCTTTAGATGTTATTGCAGAAGACACAAAAAATTCTAACAAATTAAAATTAAATGACAGTTTAAAAAAAGATGTTGAGTCTATACTTGCTAATGACGAAGAACCAGAGATTAGCCCCAGTACTCCTCCCGTTGAGGGTGGAATTGGCAGTGTAAGACCAAAGTCTAGACCAATCGTAAGACCAAGAGCTAGGCCAAAACCAAAAAGATTTAGTCCTGTTGATAAAGTTTTAGAACTTAACTATCTTTTAAAAGGTAAAGCAAACCCTCAATCAGAAACAACCAGAATAATATCTGGTCTTGACCAAAGAAACCCTGATCATCAAAAGACTATAAAAGGTTTTTTTGATAGTGCTGTAGGTGGGGAGTCGGGGTTTGATCCAACAACACAAGCCTGGTGTGCTGCTTTTGTTTCCCATATCCTTGAAGAGCTTGGAGCAGATCCTTTACAATCAAAAGATAAATACGACAGACTTAGAGCAGACAAGTTTAAAAGCTATGGTACAGAGGTTAAACCTGACGGTATCAAAGAAGGTGACATAGTTGTTTTTGATTTTGATCAAGATGGTAAAGCAGACCACGTAACTTTTTACGCAGGTGATAGAATAACCTCTCAAGGTATGGGGGGTTACATTAATGTTTTAGGTGGAAATCAAAGTGGACAGGTTAGCATTAGAGAAAACCATCCCTTTTACACTTGGAATAATGTAGCTGCTATCAGACGAGTTACGTATAACGATATTGATTTTGATTTCACAAAAGAAATGGCGGAACGAGATCCTGTATTTAACGAGTTTATGCCTGACTACGCAGGTTCTTCCCAACCATCTCCAGCAACCTTCGATAAAGGTGGTTTAGCTCAACAAACAGAAGAGTCTTTGGGTTGGGCTGCGGAGGGAAAGAAACTCGCAGTAGATACCCCAGAGGTATCTTTTAGAGATGCTGCTACTTTTGTTGCTGAGATGACACCTATTGTTGGTGACGCTATGGCGGCTAAGGAAGTCTATGATGAACTACAGAAAGATGAGCCTAACTATTACTTAGCAGGTGCGCTAGGCGGTGCGGCTCTTGTAGGTCTTGTTCCTGGCATAGGTGACGCCGCCGCTAAAGCTATTAAGAAGGGCGCTAGAGAAGTCTTTGATTTGGCAAGGCGCGTAGAGGTTGCCCCTGACACTATGGGGTCTGGCCTTGGTAATGTTAGATTAGCTCCTAAGGCAACAAGTAAAAGCAAACCTTCTTATACTGACGCAGAACTTTTAGAAGCAGATGACATTATTGATGAATGGGGTAAAGGAAATCTTACCAACACAGAGCTACGTAATAAAATGCGTGACAAAGGTTTTGCTATAGAAAATAAAAGAATATCTCCCAAAATGTCAGGAGGTGATCTAGAAGTTGTTGGTCCTGACGGAAACATAATTCCTTGGCAAGACATGCCACGTGGTTCAGAAGAAAGAATACCTATAAGACCAATTAACCAATCTAGATTAGAGGCTAGTGGTCTTCCTTACAAACAGGGTGGTGAGTTTACTGACGCAAGAACAAAAGAAATACTAACTAATAAAAATGCAAGATCAGTTAACATAAAAGTAAAAACAAATGAACCTCCTAAAGGGGGGATGCCTCAAGCTTCTATGGATGCAGCAGGACTAGACGTTGATGAAATAGGATCTTCTGGACCAAAGATATACAGTAACTTAGTTAAGCCAACATCAAAAGGTGGTAAAGCAGGTTGGAAGTGGCTTAGTAGAAAAGATGAAAACTTAGACACAAATACTCTTGTATCAGTGGTACAAAGAAATCAACATTACTTTACCCTTGAGGCTGACTTCAGTAAAGGCGCTAAACTACAAACCTATCCCAACAAAGTAGACGAGCCCAGACTAAGGCCCACTGTAAATGGACAATTAGAGTTTGATGAAGAAGTAGGGACTATCTCCTTAAGGGGTAAAGAACATCCAGTCTATAGAAAAATAGTAGCTTTTAACCAAGGTGGCCAAGTAATGAATAATCAAATGGAAATGGCATTTATGAAGCAAGGTGGCATCAAAGACGATGGCATGAACAAAGATCCTGTTTCTGGTAATCCTATTCCTCCTGGTTCTATGGCTAAGGAAGTCAGAGATGATATTCCCGCTATGCTGTCTGAGGGTGAGTACGTAGTTCCTGCTGACGTTCTTCGTTTTTATGGGGTAAATTTCTTTGAGAATCTTCGTGGTCAAGCAAAACAGGGCTTGAACACAATGGAACAAAGTGGTAGGATTGGTGGTGAACCTCTTTCTCCCCAGCAAGTTCAACAAAATATGGGTAAGGCTCCAGTTACAGCTAACGCTGGGGTTTACATGGCTGGACAACCTCAAGGGCTACAGCAGTCACAGACAGCATCTCAGAACTTCAACCCTATGAACTACCCCATAGTGGGTGGCTCCACACTAAGGGGTGTGCAAGAAAGTGTAACAACCTTTAAGACATTTGTTAATTCTGTAGATGGGAGGACACAAATTGTAGAGTTTGTTGACGGTAAGATCAAAAACCCAACAATGACAAAGTTTACTCAACCTCCTTATTTTGAACAAGGTTCCTCTGCTCTTAAGGATGCAAAGAAAGCTGCAGCACAGCCTACTTCTTCTGGTGGAGGTGGTGGTGGTGGCGCTCCCCCACCAGAACCTAAAGACCCTAACGAGTGGGCTGAAAAAATTACAGACCCTATGGCATGGGCAAACGAGAACCTACAAGGTAAAGCTAACACTATTCTTAGCACAATTAGTCTTGGTACAAGTGTAGCTAGAGTAAATGCTATGGCTATCGTAGCAGAAGCACAAGGTAAAAAAGATTTAGCAGATCAACTTAGAACTAAAGCTAGAGAGTTTGTTGCAGCAAACCCAGTTCTTAACTCAATTCCTAATGCTTGGATTGACGGTGACAGAATTGCTGCTGACTTACAAAAAGACAAGAATATAGTTAATACCTTGTTTGTGCCTAAAGCTAGAAAAAAACAGATGGAAGTAGCAGAGGCTACACCAGAGTTTGATGTTACAAAATCTAAAGCTCCAGATGATGATAGCGGAAACTTTTTAAAGACTATTATGGCCGCAAATAAAGCAGCAAAAGACGCAGGTAAAACTGAAGTTAGTTCTACCATTACAAACGCAGGAACGGCAGAACAAGAAGTCTCTGGGGGAACACAAGCAGAACAAGACTATCTTACGTCTGCAGCAGCAGGTAACAAAGGCGGTCTAATGATGAAAAAAAATAGTAAGAAAAAATAGGGAACAGTCACCTATACTAGTAACGCTAAGGCGATAAGGCTACCCAGCAATAATGCTGGCCCCAACATAAGGAAAACAACATGCCTGAAATGACAGAAATGCAAACCCCTAAGACAGCAGGGTTTGTTCAACGTGGAAGTAACTACGCACGTAAACAAAAACAAATGGAAGAAGAAGAAAAAGAAATTGCAAGACTAGAGGCTGAAGCTCGTGGTGAAGAAATTGTTGAAGGTGAACCCAGTGGCAAAGATACTGAGGACACCCAGGTACAAGCCTCAAGTAATACCCAACAAGAAGAACAAGAACCCTCGCAAGGGGAAGCACAAGCAGACGACGACTCAGGACTAAGTGCTGAAGAAAAGTCTTTTAAGAAACGCTACGGCGACTTGCGTAGACATATGCAAGAAAAAGACAAAGAGTGGAACGAAAAGTTAGAAGCTCTTAGCACTAATAAAAAACGTGCTGGCATTGTCCCTCCTAAGTCTGATGAAGACATTGAGGCTTGGGCTAAAGAATACCCAGACGTAGCAGGTATTGTAGAAACAATAGCAGCTAAAAAAGCTAAAGAATTATTTAGTAAGGCTGAGTCACGCCTATCAGAGTTAGATGAAGCTCACAACGAAGCCCTACGAATGAAAGCAGAGAATGTTATTCGTAAGACCCATGAAGACTTTGATGACTTAAGGCAAGAAGACAAGTTCCACGATTGGGCGGAGGAACAACCTAAGTGGGTTAAGGATGCTCTATACGAGAATATGGATGATCCTGCTTCTGTTATTCGTGTAATTGATCTTTACAAAATGGATAACGGTATGACCCTCGCAGCTAAAAAAGACAGAAGAAAAGCTGCAGCTTCTACTGTTACAAAAGGAACTCGTACTTCTATTGACGCTAAAGGCACATCAGGTCAGATCAAAGAGTCTGACGTAGCCAAAATGTCAAACAAGCAGTTCGAAGAGAATCTAGACAACATTAACGATGCCATGCGTAACGGTACTTTTGTCTACGATGTTTCTGGCGGTGCCAGATAAAAGGTTGACACTTTAAAAGTGTTACATATAACTACCCGTATCTCTATGTAGAGCCTCCTTTTGGACTACCTCTACCAGATACTTTTCTTAAAAGTCTAAACTAAAAAGAACTACCTGAACAACTACAGGCCCACGTAAGTGTCACCCTGGAACGTCCAGCCTCTTTGAGGTGTTTAGCTTTTCCTACAAAGCCAAATATCATGGAGGATTCAATCATGGCTTTTACCACCGCAGGTGGCTATGGAAATTTACCAAACGGAAATTTTTCCAGCGTCATCTATTCCAAAAAGGTTCAGCTTGCCTTTAGAAAAGCTACAGTTGTAGGCGATATCACCAATAGTGACTATTTTGGTGAGATTGCTGCCCAAGGGGACACTGTGAAAATTATTAAGGAGCCAGAAATTTCGGTGGCGTCATATGCACGTGGCCAGAATATTACTGCACAAGACCTTGATGATGAAGACTTCTCCCTCGTAATCGACAAAAGCAACTACTATGCCTTCAAAATCGACGACATCGAAGAAGCGCATTCTCATGTAAACTTCATGCAACTTGCTACGGATCGTGCAGCCTATCGTTTGGCTGATCAACATGACCAAGAAGTTTTGGGTTACTTGACAGGTTATAAACAGTCTGCACTACATGGTTCTGCAGATGCTGTGAATGACGTTGTTAATGGCACAAAAGCTGTAACAACTGCAGGTTCAGACGAACTTCTTTCTTCAATGAAATTGAAAAAGAGTGACTTTGGTAACATCACAACAGCTTCTGCTGGTGACCACTCAATCCCTGTTGCAGCACGTCTACCAGGTGCAACTGCACTGCCAACTGCTACGATCTCACCAGCTATGTTGGTGGCACGTATGGCTCGTTTGCTTGACCAACAGCAAGTTGACAAGCAAGGGCGTTTTATCGTCGTTGACCCCGTATTCATGGAAGTACTTCGTGACGAAGATTCACGCTTCATGAATGCAGACTACGGTGAAGCAGGTGGCCTACGTAACGGTCTTGTCTTGAGCAACTTTCATGGCTTTAGAGTCTACAGTTCAAGCAACTTGCCCGCAGTAGGTACTGGTCCAGGTACAACAGGTACTGCAAACCAGAACGCTAACTTTGGTGCAATCGTAGCTGGTCATGATTCTGCTGTCGCAACTGCGGAGCAAATCAGCAAGACTGAAACTTATCGTGACCCTGACAGCTTCGCTGACATTGTTCGTGGTATGCACCTTTACGGCAGAAAAATTCTGAGGCCAGAAGCCTTGGTTACTGCTAAATACAACTTGGCATAAGGGAGATTAGACAATGACACCTAACGGAATCCGTATGATCTCTGTAGAACTTGAAGCAACAGCCCTGTCTGCTGGTGCCAATACAGTTGCTACACTTCCTGCTCAAACAGTCATTTTGGCTGCTGGTGTAGAAGTCACAGAAGCACTCACAGGTGCATCTGCTTTGACTTTCGACATTGGCACTGGCCTTGATGATGATGCTTTTGTTGCAGCTTATGCAATGGCTGGTAAAGCTGTAGGTGCAGTAGCACCTTCTATTGCTGGCATTGCTTATCTGACAGCAGAAGACACACTCGACCTTACAATTGATACCCTAACAGGTACAGCAACTGCAGGTAAACTACGTGTGTGGGCAATGACTGCTGACGTTGATGGCAAAGGGGCTGCAGAAGTAGCTCGTGATCAAGTATAAATAGTTAATCTTTAGGGGCTGGGAAACTGGCCCCTTTAGGGCATCTGAAGGATTTTTGTAATGGCAACTTACGTTACTCTTGTTAATGAGCTACTTCGTAGATTAAACGAGGTTACTCTTGATACGGCAGGTGATGGCTTTGGGACAGTACGTAACGTACAAGCCTTGGCTAAAGATGCAATAAATAGTTCCATTAGAAATATCTTACAGACAGGCCAGGAGTGGCCTTTTCTTAAAACAACTTATACTCAAGAATTAACTGCAGGAACAAGACAGTACAGCTTTCCTGCAGACTTTTCTAGAGCAGACTGGCAAACTTTCTACATAAAGAAACTTTCTTCTGCAGACAACACACCTATGTCTTTACACACTATTACTTATGACGAGTACATACAAAGGTACAGACACTACGATGATACTGGAGAGCAAACAGGTATTTCAGCCCCTACTCTTGTCTATCAAACTAATGAAGACAAGTTTGGTGTGACTCCTATTCCAGATCAAGCCTACGAGATTGAGTACGTGTACTGGTCTTTTCCTTCTGATCTTACATCATTTGATGATACAACAGTTGTTCCCGACAGATTTAAACACGTAATTATTGATGGCGCAATGATGTACCTTATGCGGTTCAGGTCTAATGAGCAGAGTGCTCAGATACATCAAGGCGTGTTTCAAGATGGTATTAAGTCTATGAGAAGAATACTTGTAGATGAACCTCTCCGTATTAGATCTACAGTAGTGGATCGCGCTAACTCTTCTAATCAAGTGTTGGGTAGAGTAGTTTAATGGCAGACAACTTAGGTTCCTTTAAAGTATTTGCTCAAGGTGGCTTGAACCTAAACAGAGATGTTCTATCTCAAGGGGAAATTGCACCTGGTTCAGCTATAACACTTCTAAACTATGAACCAGCTATTACGGGTGGTTACAGACGTGTGAGTGGTTTTACTAATGCGTATGGTACGGTCACAGGAACAGGAAGTGTTCTTGGGGTAGTAGTAGCAAATGGGATAAACGATGGTATTCTAGCTGCTCGTAAACCTTCTAGTGGAAATAACTACTTACATAAATGGAACAACTCTAGTTCATCTTGGGATGCAGTAACGACTTCTGGTTCTCCTACAATGGTGGGTGTAACTAAGGTTAGATTTACAAGGTACAACTTTGGTAGCCCAAAGGTTATTCTTACAGATGGTATAAATCCTGCAGCTACCTACGATGGTACAACCTACACGCAGATTACAGCGTCAGGAGCACCTGACGATCCTAAGTTCTCTGCAGTGTTTCAAAACCATATGTTCTTAGCTGGTGACCCTAACGAGAACACAAACCTTTACTTTAGTGCACCATACGATGAAACAGATTTTGATCCTGCTAATGGATCAGGGGTAATTAATGTAGGTTTTCCTATTGTAGCAATAAAACCGTTTAGAGATCAGCTTTTTATATTTGGTACAACTAATATAAAAAGACTAGAGGGAAATAATATAACTAACTTTGCAGCCAGTGAGGTAACAAATGATCTTGGTTGCATTGCGTCAGACAGTGTAGTTGAAATTGCAGGTGATTTGCTTTTCTTATCTCAAGATGGCCTACGTCCTATTTCAGGAACCAACAAAATTGGGGACGTTAACCTTGAGACTATATCAAAAAACATTCAGTCTTTGTTTACTGATGTTGTATTTGAACAAGATCTAGATGCTTTATCTTCTGTAGTAATTAGAGGTAAGTCACAATTCAGACTTTTCTATGATATTGACAACTCTAACGGTTTGATTGGTGGTCTACGATTAGGGCAACAGGGTGGAATTAACTTTGAGTTTGGACAGCTACTAGGTATCGAAGTTACTTGCGCTGCGAGTGGATACATAGGACAAAACGAGGTTGTTATACATGGTGACAAGTCTGGTGCTGTGCACAGACAAGAGCAAGGAAATAACTTTGGTGGCAACAATATTGTAAGTGTCTACCAAACACCATTCTTGCACATGCAAGATCCAGAGCAACGTAAGATTATTCATAACGTTGCTACTTATCTTAGATCAGAAGGTAATAACGAGATCATAATGTCCGTAGTCTACGATTATGATGATACTACTATTCTTAATCCAACTAACTTTACACTGACAAATGAAGGTGCGGCTGCTTTCTATAACGAAGCAATCTACGATGAAGCCAACACAATTTGGAGTGGTAACCCATCTCCAGTCAAAAGGGTTAATGTTTCAGGGTCAGGTAAATCAGTTTCTTTTAGGTACGTTACAAATGACACGAATGCGGCACACAGTATACAAGGTATTGTTGTGACGTTTGGTGTGGGGGATAGATTATAAATGGCAGGTTATCAGAGAAAAAGTGCTGGGGATATTGTTGCGGGGGCGGTTGTTAAAGCTGCACCAGTAGACACAGAGTTTAATTGTCTAAGAGACGCATTCAACGAATCCACAGGTCACAAACACGATGGATCTTCAACAGAAGGTGCTTACGTTCCTATTATCGCAGACTCAGACGCAAATAATAAAGTCTGTGTTGATACATCAAATAATAGATTAAGCTTCTTTACAGAGGTTTCTTCTGCTGCGACTGAGCAAATGAGGGTTCAAGACGGAGCCATCGTACCTGTAACGGATGATGACATTGACCTTGGTATTACAACTACAAACAGATTTAAAAATCTATTTCTATCAGGTAATGCTACGGTTGGAGGAACATCCACTGTAACAGGAAACAGTACTTTTGCTGGTACTCTTGGAGTTACAGGTGTTGCTACTTTTTCTGATACAGTTTGTGTGCCAGCTTTTAAAGCTACAGGGACATCAACTCTAACTACTGTGGACATCAATGCAGGTAATATTGATGGCACTGTTATCGGTGCTTCTACTGCTGCTGCTGGCAGCTTTACTACAGTTAGTACGTCAGGACAGGGTACTTTTGCTACAGTCGATGTCAATGGCGGTACTATTGATGGTGTTATTATTGGCGGCACTACGCCAGGTCTTATAACTGGTACAACCATCACAGGTACTAGTCTTGTAGGTCCAGTTACAGGTAATGTCACAGGTAACATTACTGGTAACGTAACAGGTGACCTAACAGGTAATGTTGCAGGAAACGTAACAGGTGATGTCACTGGGGATCTCACAGGAAATGTTACAGGAGATGTAACAGGAGACCTGACTGGTAACGTTACAGGTAATGTAACTGGTAATGTAACTGGTGACTTGACAGGTGACGTAACTGGAGATGTAACAGGTGATGTTACAGGCAATGTTACAGGAAACGTAACAGGGAATGTCACTGGTAACCTAACAGGAAATGTTACAGGTAACGTAACTGGTGACTTAACTGGGGATGTTACTGGTGACTTAACTGGTAATGTTACTGGTGACTTAACTGGTGATGTCACAGGAGATGTTACTGGAGATCTGACTGGTAATGTTACTGGAAATGTTACAGGTGACGTAACTGGTGACGTAACTTCAACAGGAACGTCTACCTTTACAACCTTGCAGCTAACAGGGGATATGGATGCTAACAGTAATAAGATTACAAATTTAGCAGAGCCTGTTTCTGATTCTGATGCAGCCACAAAATTGTATGTAGATAATGCAGTTGAAGGTTTGGATGTAAAAGGTTCTGTTAGAGTTGCTACAACTGCAAACATTACTTTGAGTGGTACTCAAACTATTGATGGTATTGCTGTAGTTGCAGACAACAGAGTTCTTGTTAAAGATCAAAGCACAGCTTCAGAGAATGGTGTGTACGTAGTTGCTGCAGGTGCTTGGTCTAGATCAGATGACGCAGATACTTTTGATAAACATGTAGGTGCTTTCTTCTTTGTCGAAGAAGGTACAACAAATGGTGACAATGGTTTTGTAGGCACTGCAGATTCTGGTGGTACTCTTGATACTACTGACATAACATTTGTACAATTCTCAGGTGCAGGTCAGATTACAGCAGGTACTGGTCTTACTAAGTCTGGAAACACTATTAATGTTGTTACTGCTGACTCAGGGAGAATTGTAACAAATGCAGATAATATTGATCTTGCTACTACAGGTGTGAGTGCAGGAACTTATAAGTCTGTTACCACAGATGTTTATGGTCGTATTACAAGTGGTACAAATCCAACTACTCTTTCTGGTTATGGTATTGCTGATGCCTATACAATTACATGCTTAGATACTTTACTTGATGCTAAGTTAGATGTAGCAGGAGATACAATGACTGGGAACCTTTCAATGGGTTCTAACAAAGTCACATCTACTGCAACTCCAACAACTGATGATGACCTTACTCGTAAAGGTTACGTTGATAGTCAAGATGCTCTTAAGTTTAACTTAACTGGTGGGACTCTTACTGGTGATTTAACTCTTGGTAGTAATAAAGCCACATCTACAGCTACTCCTACAACAGATGATACTCTTACACGTAAGGGCTATGTTGATACTCAACGTGATACAAGACTAGCTTGTACAGGTGGGACTTTATCAGGAAGTGTAGAAACTACTTGTCCTATTATTTCTTGTTACACACCTGCCAATGCATGTGACCTGACTAATAAGTGTTACGTTGATGGTATATTACAATCAGCTACTGCAGCCTGTACTTCTGCTGCTTGTGCATTAGCAAGTCAGACTGCTGCAGCAACCTCTGAAACAAATGCAAGTAACTCAGCTTCTGCTGCTGCTACTTCAGCCAATAATGCTGCTACATCTTATGACGATTTTGATGATAGGTACCTTGGTGATAAGGCATCAAATCCCTCTGTTGATAACGATGGAGATGCCCTTCTGACAGGAGCAATCTACTGGAACTCAACAGACAATGCACTAAAAATTTATACAGGTTCTGCATGGAACAGTGCAGCATTTACTCTTGGTGATGCTCTTACTGCTGTTTCTGAGGATACTTCTCCAACACTAGGTGGAAACTTAGCAGGTAACTCTCAATGTATTACTGGTGTTGCAAACATTTGTGCTACTAACCTTTATGGCGCTGTAACAGGTAATGTGACAGGAAACGTAACTGGCAATGTTTCAGGTAATCTTACAGGTAATGTAACTTCTTCTGGCACAAGTTGTTTTGCTACAGTTTGTACAACTGGTAACAGTACTCTTGTAGGAAACCTTACTGTTAATGGAAACACTACCCTAGGTAATGCAGCTAGTGACACTGTAACTCTTACAGCAGACGTTGCTTCTAATATTATTCCAAGTGCTGATAGCACTCACAGCCTAGGTGACAGTTCTAACTACTGGTCACATGGATACATAGATGCTATCACAACAACAGGAGCAGTTGTAATTGGAGGAGATCTAACTGTTAATGGTACAACCACTACTGTAGCTACGACAAACACAGTTGTATCAGATTCCTTGATAGAATTAGGAAATGGAACATCTGGTTCCCCATCTAATGACGCAGGTATTGTTATTGAACGTGGTAGCAGTGCCAACGCATTCATGGGTTTTGATGAGTCAGCAGACAAGTTTATTGTAGGTACAGGTACATTTACTGGTGCATCTACAGGAAACCTTTCTATTACAACAGGTACACTTGTAGCTAACGTAGAGGGTAATGTAACAGGAGATGTCACTGGTAATGCTGATACTGCAACAACACTAGAAACTGCACGTACAATAGGTGGTGTTTCTTTTAATGGTTCAGCTAACATAAACCTACCAGGTGTTAACACTGCAGGAAACCAGAACACATCTGGTAATGCAGCTACAGCAACTGCTTGGGCTACAGCTAGAACACTTTGTATTTGTGGGGATGCTACAGGCTCTGCTTCTATTGATGGATCTGGTAATGTAAACTTGACGGTTGCAGTAGTGGATGATAGCCACAACCACACAGTAGCTAACGTTGATGGACTAGCTACCTGCTTATCTAATAAAGCTTCTACTACCTGTGCAGGTACTATTGTTACCTGTTTAGCAGGTAAGGCAGCAATAGCTGGTGCAACTACTCAAAACTTTAGTGCGCTATGTGCAATTGGTGCAAATTGTATGATAGCCCCTGTTATTTGTGGTACGACCTGTGTCGTAGCACCTGACATCAATGCAACGTCTGACTGCAGATGCAAGAGTAACATTGTTACAGTTGAGAATGCTTACTGCAAGTTAGGTCAAATACGTGGGGTTAACTACAACTGGAAAGACTCAGGAAAATACACAATAGGTGTTATTGCACAAGAAGTAGAAGAAGTTCTTCCAGAACTTGTAACTACAGATGACGATGGCATGAAGGCAGTAAACTATAACGGCATCGTAGGTGTTCTAGTTGAAACAGTGAAATGCCTTCAAAGCAAAGTAGAGGAACTAGAGAATGGCTCTAAAGGTTAGTGGCACAGACGTAATAGACAATAGCAAGAATATACCATCAGGTACTCCATCAGTACAGGGTACTATAGTTACTGCTACAGTTCTTACGGCACCTTCAGGTAACACTGCAGGTAGACCTGCTTCCCCAAACACAGGCCACATCTACTTCGATACAGACGAAGGTAAGTTATTAGCTTACAACGGAACTGAATGGGCTTAATTCACGATAGTCTTAGGACGGAGAATATAAATGGCGTATAAGATTAATGGCACTACGGTTGTCGATAACAGCAGGAACGTATGTGCCTGTTGTGTTACCTCGTGTTGTATTACAGCTAGTTCTAGGATGGATGTACCATCAGGCGATACAGCCAGTAGACCAGGATCTCCTGCTACTGGTTCTATTTATTTTGATACAGATGAAACTTCACTTGTAGCCTATGATGGTTCAGCTTGGGCTTCTGTAGGTGGTGGTGGATATCCTCAAATAGCTGCTCATTGCAATGCTGTACCTACTATAAATGGTACAATTCAGGATAGGCAAGTAAAAGTACCAGTCTCTTTTAATAATATGGTCCACAGTATAAATGGTTCTTACAAAGCAGGTAATCCCTACAACAATTCTCTTTTTGTAGGTCTGAAAACAACAGGTACTACTCTAGAACTATGTAACGTCAGTGGCGGTGGTACTAGCACACTAGGTGCTTGGTTCACAGGAGGTAGTTTTGTATCCCCAGATAAAAATTTCTATTCTTTTAGTACTGGGGGTGAAAGTAATTTCTGTGTCTGCGGTAAAAGTTTTGGATTCTCACCAGAAAAGATTTACCAGATGTCTTCCTGTAACAGGTCCACAAGTGTAGCTGGTACTATTATGACCCTAGGGGCTTATTCAGGTAACACCAAAATATTTGGGATTCATGCGTCTGGGCATTTTGGTATGTGGTGTTGTACTGGCACTTTAATATGTATGGGTCGAATATGTCAGAACAATCAATCTTTTGCTAATGCCTATGGTTTATTTACAACGTGTTCTGGTGATATTGGCCTGTTCCTTTGTAACGGTAAATTTATTGTTCATTTAGATGTTGATACTTTATCTATTCAATGTCAGTTTTGCTACACCATTACAGAGCCTACAAAGATGGATGGGCAAGGTGGAGCACCAAGAGAAACAACGACTGCAGTTGGATTTCCTGGTTGCTGTAAGTACGGGTACGTTTGGGATAAAGTCAATTGTTGTATGTACAATATTATTTCTAGCAACGGCTCAAATCAGTTTGAAACCAAGCCAACTTGGATGTCTGTGAATGACAGTCTTTACTTTAAAACCTTTGGGTGCTACGGGGGTGGAAAATGTTGTACTAAACTAGAAAGGGTTAACGCAAATGGCACTAGAGACTGTTATATAAGTGTTTGCGGTGGACTGAGTTATTTTTGGACCACTGATTTTGATACGTATATTGCTAATAATTTAGGTGAAAAGTTAATAAGTGTTCCTGGCACTGCCTGTGATAATGGGATATTTCCAGCATACGCCGTTAACGTAGACGTTAGTGTTAGTCATAGTGCGTGGAAAAGTGGAGTTTTAAGCTGTATTTTTCCTTCTGGTGGTGCCATGTCTTGCACAGCATCACCTGCTGCTAGTCAAGGCACACACAGTATTTACGTTGTGCAACTTAACTGTACCTACTGTATACAATCTTGTCTTTGTGTAACGGATGTTGTACGGACTTAATTGTTAAAAGCAAAGACCTTGCCTTTGCCTATAAAAAGTACTAATATACTCACCAAAACCTGTGAGGTTTTGTAAAGATAATAATAAGAAAGAGTATGCATGAAAACTGTCTTTATGATTGACGGTGGTGCGGGGAGAGCTATTGCAGCAATTCCTGCTCTCATCAAGTACAGTAAGAGTAATCCTGACTTTAGGGTTATAGTACATGGTTGGGATACTTTGTACTGGGGTATTCCTGAGCTTCATGACAAGGTGTTTAACCCAGACCAGAAGGGTGCCTTTGAGCAGTTTTTTATGGATGCTGATATAGTTCTTTCCCCAGAACCTTACAGAGTACCTGGGTACTACAGACAAGAAAAGTCTTTGTCAGAGGCCTTTGACTACTTGATTAACGAAACAGACGATCACTCTGACCTTGTTGCTCCTATGCTTAAAACAAATAGAAACGAGGAGTTACAAGCTGCTAACTTTATGCAGCAAGTTAGGCAGCAGCAACAGAAGCAGAAGACTATTGTTATACAGCCCTTTGGTCGATCAATAGAAAAGCCACAAGAGGGTGTTCTACTAGACCAGTCTTCTCGTTCTATTAATCCTGATACGTATATCAAACTGGTAAAGAAGTTAGCTACTAAATACAACCTAGTGTTGTTTGCAGAGAAGGCCTTCTGGATGGAAGAAGATACGTACACAATGAAGCCTGAGGCTGACTTGCGTATGTGGACTGCCTTTATTGATGCAGCAGACTATTTCATTGGTTGTGACTCTGTTGGTCAACATATGGCTCGTGCTATGAATAAACCTGGGACTGTTGTCATTGGTTCTACCTTTGCTATCAACACTTCCTATCCTAATTACTTTAACATTATTGAAAGGGATGTTCAGAAGAAATACTCACCTATTCGTATCTCAGGTCTTGAGTCTCACTTGGCAGATAGAGCTAATGAAGCTACTGTTGAGTTCACAGACGAAGAGATCAACAAGATGTACGAGTCTATTGTAAAAGACATTGAAAAGAAGGTGAAGTAATATGAACATTCTAGGAATTAACCCAGGACATAACGGTGCAGCTGCTCTCCTTGTAGACGGTGAGCTTGAGTTCTACATTGAAGAAGAACGTCTGTCTCGTAGTAAGTATGACGGTAACCCCTTCATGGGTATTCTTGAGGGATTAAAGTATGGTATTGACGTTCTGGTACTGGGTGGAACAAGCCCACAGCACCCTAGTCTGCCTTGGACAGGGGAAGATCCTTACAGTGCGTTAATCAGGAAGCACAACCCTAAAGTCCAAGTTATAAACGTAGGGCATGCACATCACCTTGGTCATGCTGCCTCATCCTTCTACAACTCAGGCTTTGAGGATGCTGCTGCTGTTATTGTGGACGGGTCTGGTACACGCCAAGAAATCCAAGTAAATGAAGAGGGTCAGAAGAACCCTGGTTTTGAGACTGAGACAATCTTCAACTGTGACTACGAAGAGGGTATCAAGCCAGTGTTTCAGTCCTTCGGTGGTAATGCTGATACACAACGTGTAGTAGGGGATGCCATTGAGATGGACTCAGCTATTACCTTAGTTAAAGCATACGAGGCTGTATCTGAGTACTTAGGCTTTGGGTTCATCGAAGCAGGTAAGACTATGGGTCTTGCACCTTACGGTAAAAACGATGATCTTATCCCTTCTCTTTTCTACGGTGGGCGTGGTAACAAGAACGTCTTTGTTCCTAACTATCCTGCTGGTGCTCATATTGACCACACACGTCACCCATACCTGACACTGAAGCAAGACCCACGTACTTGGCACAATGACCCTTCTAAAGTAACAGATGCTGCCAAGAACCTAGCATGGGCTGTCCAGGATGAGACACAACGTCTTGTTGGTGACCTGATTGAGAAGGCTGTTAAGCTTACAGGCAAGAAGAACATCGTTATTGCTGGTGGCTATGGACTCAACTGTGTAGCCAATTACTACTACCAGAAACGGTTCCCTGACCTGAACATCTATATAGATCCCATCTCACACGATGGTGGTACTGCACTGGGTCTAGCACAGTTGGTTCACTACACAGAGACTAAGGACAAGACTATTCGTCCACTAAAGACCCTGTACCTTGGACCTGAACGTGAGGAGTCATACGACTTCGGTGATATCAAAACAACAGACGTAACACCAGAAGACATTGCTGCTCTTCTCGTTGATCGTAAGATTGTTACTATGTTCCAAGGTCGATCAGAGGCTGGTCCTCGTGCTCTAGGTAATCGTTCTATCTTGTACGATCCCACTGACCCTAAGGGTAAGGATTACGTCAACAAGGTAAAAGGTAGAGAGTGGTTTCGTCCCTTTGCTGGTTCTATGTTGCAGGAGGATTTTGAGGAATGGTTCGAGACATACGGAATGAAAGAGTCTCCCTTCATGATGTATGCAATGGACTTCAAGCTGGCTAAACATGGTGAAGTTCCTGCTATCACACACGTAGACGGTACTTGCCGTATTCAGACTGTGACAAAAGAACAGAACCCTGTGTACTACAGCCTGATCAAAGTCTTCAAAGAGAAGACTGGTGTACCTATAGTGTTCAACACTAGCTTCAACCTTGCAGGTGAGCCTCTCGTTGAGACCATTGCGGATGCTGTACATACAATCAAGAACTCAGACCTTGAGTACCTGTACGTACCAGAAGTAGGGAAGTTGTTGCACTACCCCTACAACGATAAGGAAGTAGAGATAGTTGAGGAGAAAGCTGCTTAAGGTAGCTTCTCAACAAAGCTAAGAAGGTTGTCGAAGACCTTTGTCTTCTTTCTTAACTTCTCCTTAGAGAACTTTGATAACTCTTCTTCAGTAACCACGCCATGTCCTGTACGCACTAGGATCGGGGTGGCACCAATTCTTTCAGCAGCTTTGAGGTCAGACATCTTGTCCCCTACATAGAAACCACCCTGTTTAAAACGGGCCTTTCCCTCAAAGATTTCTTTCTCTGCTCTTTGAAACATACCAATATTAGGTTTGGCATATATATCTTCTTTTAAGGAGGACTCAGAATAAAAGAGGCCATCAATCGTGTATATACCAGCCCTGCCAAATATCTCAAACATACGTTGATGCACAGATTCTACCTGCTCATGGGTTTGTAACCCCTTAATAATACCACCTTGGTTAGTAAGTATAACTACTTTGTACCCTTTAATACGTAGCTTATGAATGGCTGCTAAAGACTCAGGTATAATTTCAAAGTCTTCGGGGTCTGTGATGTAGTGTCCTTTGTCTACGTTGATAACACCGTCACGATCTAACCCTACAATAGCTTTAGGAAAGACTGTAGGCCAATCTGGTGGTAACTCCTGCTGAGGTTGTTGACTTGGTTCTTGTGTGATAATATGCTTGAATCTAGACATACTAGGGTATTTACCTCATGAAGAAAGTTTTTGTTAACGGTGCATTCGATGTGTTGCACTCTGGTCACCTAGATCTTCTTGAGTTTGCAGAGATGTTAGGCGGTCATTTGCTAGTAGCTATTGACACAGATAGGCGTATTGAGTATAACAAGGGTATCGGGAGACCTTTTAATTCTTTGTCAATACGTAAACATATAATGTCTATGTTAAAGCCTGTCAATAGTGTCAAAGTATTTGATACAGACGAGGACTTAGTAGGTATTATAAAAGATTACCAGCCTGACGTAATGGTAAAAGGATCTGACTGGAAGGGAAAGACAATACTTGGGGAGGAGTACTGCAAAGAAATAGTATTCTACGAGAGAACCAATGGTCAGTCCACAACAAAAACAATTCAAGATTTTATTGATAGGCGATAGTTGCTACGATGATTACCACTACGGCAGCATAAACAGAATAAGCCCAGAAGCTCCTGTCCCTGTCTTAGATATGGATAGAGTTGTTACAAAAAAGGGCATGACTTTTAATGTCTTTAATAACGTACTTGCTCTTGGTGCAGAAGCTCACATCATAACAGAGTTCAGTGAAAGAAAACACAGGTATCTTGACAGTAAGACTGGTCAGCAACTCCTTAGAGTAGACGAGAAGATTGATAAGAAGATTGTTGATACGGCAGAGGAAAACCTTAACGATTACGATGTAGTCATTGTCTCAGACTATAACAAGGGTTTCTTCAACGAAGATGACATCACTGAAATTATAAGTAAGTATGATGGTCCCATTTTTGTTGATACTAAGAAGAGAGATCTATCTATCTTTGATGGATGCTTTGTTAAGATTAATCAGTATGAGTACGAAGCCTCTGAAAGGCTGACAGAAGAACTCATAGTCACCTACGGCTCAAAGAAAGTCGAGTACAAAAACAAGACCTACACCCCTCCTAAAGTGGGAGCCTACGATGTGTGTGGAGCAGGTGATACATTTTTAGCTGCTCTTGCCTATAAGTACTGTGAAGAATATAATATGGATGAAGCTATAAAGTTTGCAATGGTTGCTGCTTCACTTACAGTACAACACATAGGTGTGTATGCACCCACACTAGAGGAAATACAAAATGCGGCTTGAGGGCGTAGTGGAAAAGGGTTGGGGGTCTGAGTTGATCTGGGCAACCAACGACAAGTATTGCGGTAAGTTCATGAACTTTAAGCAGGGTGCTAAGTTCTCAATGCACTTCCACAGAGAGAAAGATGAGACTTGGTTTGTTCTTACTGGTAAGTTCTTAGTAACTTGGATTGATACTGATGATGCAAGTGAGCACGTAGAAGAGCTTAACGAGGGTGACACTTGGCATAACCCACCTCTGGTTCCACACCGCATTACCTGCCTAGAAGAAGGAGTAGTTGTTGAAGTATCTACACCAGACTCTGTTGAGGATAACTATCGTGTAGCTAAGGGCGACAGCCAATAATGAAGATTTTAGTTACTGGTGCAAGTGGGTTCATTGGTCAGAACATGGTCACTGGACTCAGAGAAGAGCACGAAGTTATACCTCATGAGTGGGGTCAGACGATCTCTAAGGTAAATGAGGTAGATTGGGTTGTACACTTAGGTGCCATAAGTTCTACTGTAGAACAAAATATAAGTAAGATATATAAGCAAAACCTAGACTTCTCTATTAATCTCTATGAGGAGTGTATAAAGAACAACGTAAATTTTCAGTTTGCTAGTAGTGCTTCTGTGTACGGGTTGAAGTCATCCTTCAAGGAGAGTGATCCTCTTGATCCCCAGAACCACTACGCTCGTAGCAAGGCGATGTTTGAGAAATACGTAGAGCTAAGAAAAGCTCCTATTATTACTCAGACGTTTCGATACTTCAACGTGTATGGGCCACACGAAGACCACAAAGGCGGTCAGGCAAGCCCTCATACTCAATTTACTAAACAGGCTAAGGAGACTGGTCTTATAAAACTCTTTGAGGGATCAGAGAAATATAAGAGAGACTTCATAAACGTAGCTCAGATTGTAGACCACCACAAACGTTTCTTTTCTGTAGAGGAGTCAGGTGTCTGGAACATGGGTACGGGTGTAGCTAAAAGCTTTTATGACGTGGCTAAAGAGATAGCCCGATACCATGCAGCTAAACTAGAGTACATCAAAATGCCACAGGTCTTAAAAAATAACTACCAAGAATTTACACAAGCAAACACGTATAAGCTTCGTAAGACTTTATTGCTATAAGGTAACAGATAAACATGGCACTAATCGTAGAAAAAGAAAATCCACCAGCAGGTACTAACTATAAAGTTGGTGATAATGCAGAGCTTGATGCAGCAATTCAGGCTGGTGAAGCTCCTGGTATCACTGTAGGGGCTGACGGATACTATATTAAAGAAGACGGTGGTCGTATTGAGTCTGCGGGTGGTACAATTAAGGTTGTTGATCTATCGAGTGCTACTGCAGAGGATATGGCTAATATCGCCAAACTTGCAGAAGCTCATTTCCTTGCACAGACTACGGGTGTTTCAGGCTCAGTTCTGAATGCTGCAAAAGAAGCCGTTGGTATTGACCCTAACGATTACTCACAAGATGCCCTGTACTATAAACTCTTAGACGAGTCTGGGTATGACTCAGGTGACCCCAGTAAAACTTTTAACAAGAATGGGTACACAGGTACTGACCCTGCTGTAAATATTCTACGGGATCGTCTTGACCAACGGCCTACAGACGAAGAGTTAGAAGCTGCGGGACTAGACCCTTCAGAGTATACTGTAGTTAATAATAACGCAGCTAACGCATTCTACCTAGAGCAGGAACTAACTAAGCAAGGTTTAGGTTACTCATCTACGAATGCTGTTAGAGCCTCTACCAGAGGGTATTTAGGTCGTGATAACGATACAATGCAGCAAGTCAGAGACTCTCAAGATGCTTTGATGCTTAAGACAAAAGGTGAAGGTAACTTCAGAACGTCTGACAAAGAGTTAGATATGCTTGAGTGGGATCTTATTAAGAAGAAGAAAACTGGAGTAGACACTACAGGAGGAACGACGGCTACAGTAACAGGGGCTAACTTTACTGGACAAGGGCAAGGCCAGATTACAGGTGGTGCAACAGGTACGATTACTCCTCCCTCCTATTCAAGTACACCCACAATTGGTGTTGTAACCCCTACCTATGGTGCAGGTCAGACAGGAACCAGTGAGACAACTATCCCCACCTATGAGGATGGTCTGAAGAAGCAAGCCACTCAGTTTCAGAATAGAGCCACATGCCAAGCAACCTTCTATCAACCTCAAACACTAGCAGAGCAAGAAGCTGCAGGAACAGTATCAGCCTTTGAGAACGTACTGTACCGTAACAGGTTTGGTATGAGCATGTATGTGCAACACATTAATGGTGTACCCTCTCAGCCGATCCCACCAGGATACTTTAAAGTACAGCAGTTCACTACTCAGGACCAAACACAAGGTGCTGCTGCAGGTGCTCAAGGCAAGAACCAAGGTGGTATGATCCAAGGGCTTATGGGTGGTGGTGTTGTATCACCCTTTACTGATGACGATAGAAAGAAGTTCAGAATCTTCTACCCAAATGGGACTTACTCAAGTACATCTTATAACACAGAAGCACAAGCACAAGCTGCGATAGACCAACAAAACGCAGCAGCTGGTTGGAATGGCTCAGGAGGTTCTGGCTCAGGTTCTAATCCGTATGCTGACGCTACGGTAAACCCAGCCTTAAATTATACGCCTGGTGGTCGAGTTACTGCTCAGTCTGACGGAACATTTGTACTTACTTACCCAGATGGTACTACGTCCCAAGCCTACAGTACTTCTGAAGAAGCACAGCAAGCCGATAACCTAGGAAAGGCTAGCAAAGGTATTCTAACCTTTGATGAGTATAGTCAGTCTCAAGGGTACAACCCAGACCTACCTGGTTATGACCAAATTTCTGTGGAGAACCTGTACAACACATACGTTACAGACACTTACTCTTCACAAGAGGCTGCAGATGCTGCAGCAAAAGCCCCACCTCCAGAGGCAGATGTAAATACAGATTTTGTTTCTGGGGAAACACAAGTATCCAAAGAAGACTTAGGTCAGTACCAAGCTAACCTAAATGCTCAAGTATACGCTAACCCTGCTGGTGCTGTAGCTGCTGCTCCTGTGTCATACATTGACCCTAATACCCCAGGCTCAGTCATTGAATCTACTGCAGGTCGGGCTCAGGATACTGCACCTATGGTTGAGAGTGATCAAGTGGCTCAGATTAGTGCAGCTACTACAGCCGACACACCTCAGAAGATTGGTGCTTCTCAAGTAGACCCTAACTATGTATTCTCTGACGTACAGAACGCTACGGCAGGGATGACTGCAGCACAAAGTACTGGTCCTACCCAGACTATTGATGCCGCACAACAGACAGATACTTCACTCTCTGGACTCACATCTGCTACTGGTGACTCTGTAGATGTTACTGGTGCCCCAACTCGTACACTAGAAACTATAGATGGTCAAAGTGAGTTAATTACTGGAACTGGGGTAGATCAGTCTAAAGTACTTAGTGCTTTTGGAGAGGGCGAGATTAAAGCTGCATCTGTTCAGGACGAACTAACTGGTCTGATGCGACAGTTTGAGGGTGGCGAAACACCAGCTTGGGCTGCAGGTTCTATGAGGTCAGCTATGGCTACCCTTGCTGCTAGGGGGCTAGGTGCTTCAAGCATGGCAGGACAAGCAGTAATACAAGCTGCTATGGAATCCGCTCTTCCTATTGCCCAGATTGATGCTGGTAACAAGCAACAGATGGCTCTGTTTAAAGGGGAGCAGAGAGCTAAGTTCTTACAGATGGACTTCGATCAAGCATTCCAAGCTAAGGTTATGAATGCTGCGAAGGTATCTGAGATTGCTAACATGAACTTCACTGCTGAACAGCAGATTGCTTTGGAAAACTCTAGGGCTGCTAACACCATGCAGCTACAGAACCTCAATAACTCTCAGGCGTTGATTATGGCTGAGGCTGCTGCCTTGTCACAGATGGATACGCAGAACCTGAACAACAGGCAACAGGCTAATGTTCAGAATGCTCAGAACTTTTTGCAAATAGACATGGCTAACCTATCTAATGAGCAGCAGACTGCACTCTTCAAGCAACAGTCCCTAGTCAACAGTCTGCTTACAGATCAGGCTGCGGCTAATGCTGCACTACAGTTCAATGCTAGCTCTGAGAACCAGACCAACCAGTTCTTCGCAAATCTTTCTTCTTCAGTAAATCAGTTCAATTCTGCACAGATGAATGCCATGAAGCAGTTTAACGCTGACGAAGTTAACTCTCTTCTAGAGTTTAACGCAGGTATGCAGAACCAAAGAGAAATGTTTAACGCACAGAACTACCTTGTTGTAGCCCAAGCTAACGCTCAGTGGAGACAGAACTTATCTACTATTAACACTGCTACTGCTAACGAAAGCAATATGGCATACACTCAGGCTGTCAACGGTTTGACCATGACATCCTTAGATGAGATATGGCAGAGAGAAAGGGACATTCTTTCTATGGCCTTTCAAATATCAGAGAACAATGCTAACAGAGCTAATGAAATTGTACTTCAAAAACTTTCCGCTGATGCTGGAACAGATGCTGCAAAACTACAGGCAGAGATCGAGGCTTCTTCGGGGGCAGGGGATTTTGTAAAAGAAGTATTCTTAAAAATTATAGGAATTTAATATGTCACTAGATGCAAGACAAGAGCGGCAAAGACGATCTGTTTTTAATTCTGCTTTAGAAAACTGGAGATTAAACTCAGATCAGAAAGCTCAGGAGAGTATTAAGCGGGGGCGTGGAATTGTAAGTGATACAAGACTATCTCAGAATGATGCCTCAAGAAGAGTTCAGTCTTCCATGCGTCAAAAACAGGTAAGTAGTGCTGCCCCAGACAATGACCCTAATAAAGAAATAGCCGCCTTCCTTGGAAGCTGGTCTTCAATCATTGATGAGGAGTTTGGTGGGGAGCCATTCGCAGAGGATGAAGAGAGACCAAACCTAGGAGAAGATTCAAAATCAACTAAACCTCCAAGGGTAACTCAACGTGAAGCAGACGATGGTATGTTTATGCCCTTTGATCTTGAAGAAGATATGGATAACGCATTGACTGCCCTTGGAACAATCGAAAGCTCTAAGGACTATAGTGCTCTTGGTCCTGTTATAACTATTGAAGATAGTATGTACTACGGAGACAGGGCACATGGATACTATCAAGTTATGGGTAATAATATTGGGCCTTGGACAAAGAAATACCTTGGGAAAGAAATGACTAAGGAAGATTTCCTTTCAGATACAGAAGCACAAGACAAACTTGCTAAAACTTTTTTAACTGAAGAGTATAAGAAGCATGGAACTATCGAGGATGCAATCTCTGTATGGTTTACTGGTAGCCCTTTAGCTAAGGCTAAAAAGAGGGGTGCAGCGGATCAGAACATATCGGTCAACGAGTACGTTGAAAGATGGAGACAGGGCTACGTTAAGCTATTAGAAGGTTAAACTAATGTCAGCAATGAACAGACCAATACCAGGACAGTCCCTTACGGACGAGCCGAAGAACTACGCTTGGGAAAGACCTCCAGAAATTACAGACCCAAATGAGGCTGTGAAGTACCACCTCGAAAGAGTTGCTGACCCAGAGGTTATAGACAACGTGTTCTATGCCTTGGACATGGGTATGCCTGTTAAGACTCTGACAGATTCTATGATGACTGGGGCTTATGCAAAAGGTATTCACAATATAGATATTGGTCTTCTTGTAGAGCCTTTAGTGCGTAGGGCTGTTATGAAAATTGCAGACAGAGCTAAGGTTCCATACAAAGAAACCTTTGACGAAGAAGGTTCAAGCGTAGAAGAACGTGCTGCTAGAATGGTAAAGATTGTGGAGTCTACTCCAGAAGAGGATCGTGATGCTGGTTACGATTTCTTATCTGAGGTTAGCTCTAATGTTAAAGAAACACCTTCTCCTGATTTAGAGATGAGTGAAGAACCTGAAATGTCAGAGGACACAATGGTTGAACAGAAACCTAAAGGTTTGATGGCGAGGTAGTACTATGGGATTTTTTGGTAAAATTGCGTTAGGGTCTGCTCTTGGTGGTCTTGCTGCTGACATGAAAGAGAATAGGCAGTACGCAAAAGATAAGTCCGAAAGGGTGCAGGACTACCTGTACCAACGTGGCTTGGAGAGAAGGCAAGAAGTTAATAAAACTCGTAATGCCTTACAGAATTCAGTTGAGTACCTGCAGTCTAAGGACATGGACAGCAGATCTCTTAATGCCCTGTTGATGCAAAACCCAAAGGAAGTTCTTAGGCTTGCTCAAGCCGCTCAAGAGGCTGAACAGGAAGGAAGACTTACTAAGTCTATTCTTAATCAAGCTGTCGAGGTTGCTTCAGACTTTGATGACCAAGGTCTTACTGCTTCTGAATTAATAAAGAGAGCAACTCCAGACTTCGTGTCAGGAGCAGCCTTAAAGAAACCAGAAGAAGTAGAACGAAACGCTATGCAAAAATTGTTTGGCAGAAAATCTTCCCAAGATATTCTTTACGATGTTTACTCTGAAAGTTTGTTTGGAGATAAAACTACTGGCGCTGACGTGGCTGCGAGTATCTCTGCCCCTACAATTAAAGGGCGTAAGGAGGGGCCAAACGATGTGTCTGTAGACCTTGGTGTTCTGGCTGAAAATGAAACCTATGACAGCGCATACAAAATTAATGCGGCAAAGGATATTAAAGATAATTATGATAGGTTTCTTACAGAAGAAACAAAAAGGATAGCTGACGAGATTGAGGCTGAAGAAGATCAAACAGCTAAAAATATTTTGCTGGCTCAACAAGCAGAACTAACAAGAATTAACAATATAGAAAACGCCGCAACTAGGTACTATGAGTTAATGAAGGCCAACCCAAGTATTGTAGAAAACATTATGGTTCCTGGTTACCTGGTAGTTCTTTCTGATCCAGATTATTTTAAAGATGGTACTGCAGATCTTTTCACAAGTTCTGATGAGGATGAATAAGGATGAGCACATATCAAGAGCTACAAGAGCAAATTACAAAACGCAGAGAAGAACTTGCGGCTCAGAATCCTGAGGTAGAACAGCGGGAAGAAGAACCAGAACAAGAGGGAATGACCCTCATTGAAACTCTGTCTACTGACCAAAACTTTAAAACAATAAACAGTTACATGTCTGATAGATTTGGTATGGAGGAAGACAAGTATTCTAAAAGAGAAATTATTGACTCTTACATAAATCAAATGAGGGGGTTTAACGCTGGTCAGTCTGTCATAACAGTATCTGAGTTAGCACATTTAAACTCTGGGGAAGGGGATAAGCTGGCAAGTAGAAGAAGAACAGCTGCAGAAGCTTACGAACTCTTCGACAGTCTTGGTGGTGCTTTCAGTGAGGGTAGAACCTTCGGGGAAAAAGCTGATGCTGTAAAGGACTACGCCAGAGCACTTCTGATAGACCCCCTTAACTTAGTAACCCTTGGTGTTGGTAAAATTTTTACTCAGGCTGCTGCAAAAACAGCTACCCAAGGTGTTAAAATGTTAGCCTTTAGGGCAGGTAGGCAAGCTGCCTATCAGGCTTTGAAGAAAGGTTCCTCGAAGAAAGCTGCGGAACAGATCCAAAGAGAGGCAACACAAAAAGCTTTTCAAGAGGCACTAAAAAGATCTAAAACAAAAGCTATATTAAACAAGGCAGACAAGAAGGGTATCTACGCTAGTCTTGGTTTTGACATGGCAGCAGCAGGTGGGATAGATGCTCTGCAACAAAAGGCTGAAGTAACGTCTGGCTTTAAAGAAGAGATAGACTGGTTTCAAACTGGTATATCTACAGCCACTGGTGCTTTGGGGGGAGGACTTCAGCTAGGCTTGGTAGCAATAAAAAATAAAAAGAATATACCCCTTGCCTCTATCCAACTTCATAGGTCAAGGCTGATTCAAGAAGCTACAGATGAGTCTATAAAGTCCCTTAGTAAAGAACAAAGAAAAGAAGTTCTTGCTAGTGAGAACGTAACTGAGGCTTTGTTGGAACTAAAGAAGAAGACTCAGTCTTGGGCGACTAAGGTAGCAGAAGGTAAAAAACTTTTAAAGGTTGGAGATAATCCTAAGTCTTCCATAGACTACGACACTGAGTTTGCTCAAATGTTTTTTATAGGAAATAAAACTGCACAGCTAGAAGATGGAGCGGTCTCAGGGTTCAAAGGACTTGTAAGTATTATAGGTGAAGCAGGGTACAAACAATCAAATGATATGAACTTTACTGATTTTATGGGTGAAGCTTTTGGAGATCTATCAGAAGAAAATAGAAAGATTGTTGTAGACGCTTACGAAGTTTTAAGAGAAACCTCAGATCAACTAAAGCCTTTTAATTTTGAAGAGTTTATAAAAATAGATGCAGCCTCTGTTTCTGAAGCTGCAAGAATTATGCAGGTTAAATCACAAGCACAGCAAATGTTTAACAAAATTGGGTTAAGCGCAACTGAGACAGATGCCGCTACAGTAGCAAAAGTTTTGCTTGATCCTGCAGATGAAGAAACAGTGAAGGGTATCTTTAGTAAGTTTAGACCTTTACAAGATAATTTAATAAGAAGCATTGTAACCCATCCAGGTACAACGGCTCTCAACTTAGTAGGTTGGCAAGCCGCAACAGTAAATCAAAGTCTGTCTGATCTGGTGCGTTCTGCATTGTACAGTGGGGCTGCCGCTGGAAGCTTAATAACATTCAACAAAACTAACGCTACTAAATACTTTAAAATGAGCAGACAAATGATGGACCTTCAGAGGCAGAAGGTCAGGAATATGGTTGATCCTTACGGAACTAAGGACTCAGTCATGGATTATTTGGCAGTAAGGCCTGAAGCACAAAAAGAAATGTTTAGGTACATCAATGGTGGCGTAGAGATAAAAGGTATCCTTGATGAGTTCGAGTTGAATCCTAATGCAGTTCCAAACAAAACAAATTTTCAAAAGTACAATGAGTTCTTTGAGACTTTGTACGCAGTGAAAGCTCAAGATTTTATTACAAAGACACAAGAGTTTTCTTATGCTTTAGATAAACAGATGAGACTAAAATATGATAAGACTTTATCTGAATTCTTAAATGATCCTGAGTTAGTACAGTACTTATCTGAACCAGGTACAAAAAGATTTAAAGAGTTTGCTGAAATCGAGGCAGCTGCAGTTGAGGATGCCTTGCGTAACACCTTCTCAAAGAAGTTTGGCGACAACAAATCGTTTGTAGGCCAGGCTGCTGGAATGATTGAAGGGCTAAGGACCATCCCTGGTGTTGGTGCTCTTGCTCCTTTCGGTCAATTCTGGAACAATAGTGTAGCGTTTATGCTTGATCACTCTGGTATAAGTCTTATTAATAAGTACACTGTAAAAGCAGGAGGTGCCAGAGCAGTAAGTCGAGACTCTATGGATCTCCTGACTAAGTCTGCTGTTGGTTGGGGTGCTGTAGGTATAGGGGTTTACAAACAATTAGACAACCTTGAACAAGGTTTGGCCTGGTACGAAGACAGAGATGACTTCGGCGCTGTTAGAAGTTCTTTGTATGACTACCCAAGAAACGTACCAATGCTGGTTGGTCGTATGGGGGCACACCTTGTTAGGGACGGTAAGATTCCATCGGATTTACTTGTTGCTTTTGGGGACAACTTCGGAACTCGTGCTTTAACTAGGGATCTTGGTGATGCTTACGGCGCTGTAACTGAAGGCTTTGTAATGGCTGCAAATGCAGACGATGTTGAAGTCCTTGAAGTTATTAAACAAATGTTTGGATCTATGGTTTCTCAGTACGCATCTGGATTTACAAGAAGGTTCGAACCAGTAAATCAAATAATGGCTATGAAAAGAGGAGAGGACTACGAGTCCGTAGATAAAAAACAAGGCGCTCAATGGGTTAATGACTCAACAAGATATGTCGATCAAATCTTTGAGGCTATAACTGGCATGCAGCCAACAGAACTTATTACTGACAGACCCCAAGAAAAAACTAACGCTCTATCTAACGAACCTCTTCCTGTTCCTATTGGAAAGATAACTGGGTACAGGGAAATCTTACCTTCCTCTACAATTGAAAAGTTGTTTAATGATATTGGAAGATCCAAATGGAAGACTGAAATTAGAAGTAAATCTCCTGAGGCCGCTAATACTTTTAATGATTTTGTAAGGCCGCAGATAGAAATGCTTGCTGAGATTGTTATGTATAACGGGGAGTGGGATGGTAAGAGCCTTGAAGACAAAGAAAAAATAGTAGCTACTATTCTTAAAGTAGCTAAAGGAAATGCTATGGATAGTTTAGAACTGTCTATTGATCCTGTCGAAAGAAAAACAAAACTTATCTTTGACGTTAAAAAAATAACCACTAAAAAGAACTTAGGTAAAGTTCTTAAATACTTTGACATTAAAGAGGAAGAGATGTGGAAGCTTGACGTGAACGAGCTTCTTATTGTCGAAGACTTCTTAAAGTCTATGAAAGAAGATGATGCTGGCCTCAGTAAAAGGCTGGGCATTGAATAAAAAAAACCCCCAGGTACAAGCTGGGGGTTTAGTTCATGACGATTTATCTTTTTGTTTTTTGTAATCTAGCATTAGGCATGAATAACAAAATGCTTGATTAACGATCTCGTCTGATCGTCCATGTACCCCAGAGGCTAGGAGACCTGAAAGGGCTGCTCCTGCGAAGTAATCTCTGGAAGGTATCTCTCCACTTATTATTGGTTTCTGTGTGAACTCTTGAGCTTCTTGCTCAAGGGTTTTCTTTTTTATGCTACTTCCGTTAGTCTCTTTAGATACCACTGGGCTTTCTCCAAGTCTTGAGTTCCATTCTTATACCGCCATCTGTGCATGTACTTTGCAATGTTCCCTCGAAGATAGCCAATAAATTCTTCTCTTGTTAGGAAGTCTTTGATGTAGTCAATACACTCAATATCCCCCTGACCATAGTGACTAGGTCTTTCTACTGCGTCAAACAAATTATCACACTCCCCACATACACCGTTATCATCTAGTAAGTTAGCACAAACACTACAGTAAATCATACGTCCACCACATGTGAGGCGTGTTCTTTAACGTAGTCTAAAGGAAGGATCGTAATTAGGTCACCCCTTCCTGGCCTAGACAGCAAACCAAACTCACCCTTAAAATATTCAGTACACTTCTTTCTGAGGTCATCTATGATGTTAGATGGATTAACCAAGTAAAAAGATTTCTCTGAACGGACAGCAACAAACCTGTCTATACCGTTGGGTACACCCCAACCTTCTGTGGGCTTCCAGGCTGGGGGTCTTTTTACTGTACGTAATTCCCACCAAATAGTATAGTCTACTGGTCCCTTTCTTTCAAAACGCTTGGCTGCTTTGACATCAACCTTGCCAAACTCAGAGTCAAGAACATCCCAATGTTCAAATATGTCTTCTTCTCTAGTAGCCGACCGTACAAATTTATCTCCCCGTAGGTTAATAAACTCTTTCTCTGCTGCGGTTCCTTCTCTAATAGAAGAAGCATTTCTTTTTTTCATTTGTCTTGATCCCTATACTTTAGTTCGTGGATAAGTTTAGTCTGCTCGTAGCTAGACAGTAGCATCCAATCCCGTATCTCGTCAAGTGTCCTTTTACACCCCACGCAATAACCTTTCTCTATGCGGCAGGTTTTTACGCAGGGTGATGGTACAGTACCTAGTTTTTTTCTACGTTGTCTACTCACACTGGCGAAGACCAGTGGCTACATCAAAGTAACAAGCACCGCCTTCGTCTACGAAGTCCTGTGTTTCTTCAACCACTTGCTCTTCAACTACTTCTTCAGAAGCAGATGCGTTCAAGATACCATATCGTTTACCTGCTGATCTGAATGTTGTGCAACCAGAGGAGCCACCATCGTAAGCATCCATGTAAACTTTCTTGAAGTCTTCCCAAGATACATCTTCGCCAACGTTACAGGTCTTTGAACAAGCAGAGTCAACAAAACGTGAGGCAACATTAAGAACTTTAACGTGATCAAACACTGACAGTTCGTCTGCAGTCTGACCCTTCACGCCAAACACTCTGTAGCCGTAGTCTTCTACTCGTTCAACCTTAGGTCCGTCAAAGGTTTGGATAGTTCTGTCATAGAAGTGAGAGAAGACTGGTTCAATACCTGAGGATACGTTGTCTGCTGATAGGCTGATAGTTCCTGTTGGAGCAACAGAAAGCAAGTGACTGTTACGAATACCATGCGTACTAATGATTTCTCTAATGTCATCAGGCAAAGACTTAGCAAAATCAGATTCTAAGTAAGCCTGAGTAAAGAGAGGAAATGGTCCCTTCTCTATAGCCAACTCAACAGATGTTTTATATGAGACATCCCTAATAACCCCCATGATTTCTTCAAGGGTCTGCAGGAATCTATTACTACCATACGAGAACCCCAATGCTTCTACAGCATTCGCCACCCCTGTTACCCCTAGGCCCATACGCCTTTTACTCTTAGCTTCTATCTCTTGTTCCTTTAGAGGATAGGTTGCTCTATCCACGACATTATCCATAGCTCTAACGACATGAGGTATGTCATTACGAAGTTGGTTCATGTTGAATGTGTACTTACCGTCATGCTCAATTACGTACTTAGCTAAGTTAAATGAACCAAGTAGACATGCCCCGTTAGGTGGCAGTGGTTGCTCACCACATGGGTTGGTGGCAGCAATCTTCTCGCAGTAGTGAAGGTTATTTTTCTTATTGATACGGTCAATGAAGAGGATACCAGGCTCTGCCCAGTCCCACGTAGACCTTAAGATCTGATCCCATAATGCAGTAGCACTTACTGTTTTGTAGACACGCCCTTGAAAGGTGAGGTCAAAGTCTTTGTCTTCTTTTACTGCAGTCATAAACTCGTCTGTCACACCCACAGATATGTTGAACTGTGTTAGTGTATCACTGTTATTCTTTGCTGTAATAAACTCTTCAATGTCAGGGTGATCCACCCTTAGCACACCCATTTGTGCTCCACGTCTGTGCCCTGCAGAAGCAATAGTCCTGCAGACAGAATCGAAAATACCCATGAAGGACAAAGGCCCAGAGGATTTAGAATCAAGGGACTTAATCAATGTTCCTCTTGGACGTAGTGTGCTGAAGTCGTAGCCGATACCACCACCTAGTCTCATAGTTTCTGCTGCACGTCTTGCAGCCTCCATGATACCGTCCATGCTGTCTTCAATCGTCATAGACACGAAGCAGTTGTACGGTGTCACACGTCTGGGCGCACCCATAGCTGACTGAACACGTCCTGCTGGCAAGAACCTTTGGTTGTACAAGATGTTTCTAAAATTATTGAAGTGACCTTCATTATCTTTGAGTGCTTCAGCAACACGAGTCATAGCTTCTTTAAATGATTCGCCCTTGCTGCGATACTTCATAGCATGAATATCTTCTGAGACTGGTAGTGTTGGGCCGTACTCTGGTTCTGTATTAGGTATGTTCATCTGTTATCTCCCGATCCTTTTAATGTTCCACGTTTCTGTCTGTCGTCTAGCTTGGCAATGTTTAAATCAACTACTTCTTGTAGTCCACCTCCATAAATATTTGCTAGGGCAGTAGCATAAAACACTACATCTCCTAGCTCCTTTAGAATCTCTTCGTTAGAAAACCTACTCTTGTCTCTGATAAGCTTCTTAATCTTTTCTGCTACTTCTCCAGCTTCCCCGACAAGACCTAGAGTATTCTCAACCAGTCTGTCTTGCCCTTCAGTCATTATCTTTTCTTCTACCCAATCTGAATAACTGTCTGCCCATTTACCCTTACTTGGTTTATCAAAATTATCGTAGTAGCCAAAGGCTTCTAGGTCTTCCGCACTTATCATTTTTCTTTTACCTCTATTTCTTTTAGTTCTAACTCGTCAATATCATATATGGTATCTTGAAGAAGATCTTCAAGACTTGTCTTAACACTATCTGAAGCAATGAAGTTTGCCTCAAGGTCTAGATCTATTAGCATTGTCACTTCAAACAACACAGGAACCTCCAAGTTATATAAACAATTTTAAATCCGTCAACAACTATTCTTCTAACCAAGCATCTGGAATTGATTTATCAGCATACTTAAAACCGTACTTGTCACACCAGTCTGCGTAAGAAGACTTGGCACCCTTGTAAAGCTTTGATCTGCTGTTATAAAATACGAATCGGATATCAAGATCAGGAAACTGCTTCTTGATTTCTTTATGTTTGCGTCTGTCATTTGAAATAAACCGTCCCTTGGTCTCGATTATGATACCGTTACCAAGAACAAAGTCAGGTGTGTACGTTCTTACTTTTAAATCAACCCACTTAATCTTTTCTTTTTCGTAGGTAAACTTAATACCTTTAGACTGTAGCTCTTTTGCAACATCATCCTCAAAGCCTGAACGATAACCTGCTTTAAGTGCTGATGCTCTGAATCTCTTGTTCATTGTAGGTAAGATCCTCTGGTACATTTGGTTTCTTTACCACATCTACCAAAAGAACGTCACCATTACCGTAGACAAATCTTCTGGCTTCAGGCCAGCACTTCTTATTAAACTCACAGAAGCCGCAGGAAGGGTGTAGTTTTTTATTGGGGCTTGTCTTTGATTGAGGTACAGGTTCAAAGCCTCTGTCTGGGATACCTCCTTTAACCATTGACTTAACGTTCTCTACTTCCTTTTCCTTCTGCTCTAGCTCAGGAGTAAAATCGTAGACATCAAGACAGATGGACCCACTTACTTTACATACAACAAGGAAAGCTCCATGTGTTTTGTTTGTTACGAGAGGATCATCCTTGGCTGCGTACACGTAAGAACTTAGTTGACTGATATAACCAAAGGGATCTTCATCTCTTAAGTTACCTTCAGTAAACTTTTTAAAGGAGTAAGGAGAAGCAGACTTAACATCTACTGTCATACCATCAATCACTGCATCTCTGTGACCAGATAGACTGTTGATACGCATACGATCTTGCTGACCTGTCACGCTGTGGCCTGATGCCTGGACAATAGCAAGCACTAGCTCTTCGATCATGTCTCCATAAAAGAACTTTAAAAGGTCTGATGGAGCAAGAGGCTTTGCTGTATTAGTCTCGTTGATTTTGTACCACAGTTTTCTTTTACAAGGACTGCCTATAGAAGAGAAGGATAAGTACCCTCTTGGTTTCTGTGGTTCTTTAAATCTAGAAGAGGCTGCTCTACCAATACGTTCAGCCATCTCAAGGCTTATCATACGATCCCAGCCCTTGAGACCAAGGATGGTATCTTCCATATCTTTAACAAGTGTGTTGATGTCAGCCATGTTCTATCCTTTTTTTGGTTGTACCCCCACCCAGTTAAGGGTGAGGGCTGTCTTCTAGGGAAAGGGAACAGGGAAACCTAGAAGGGGATCGAGTCCTCTGGTTCTTGTGTGGGAGTAGAATCCCCAGCAGAACTCGAATGGTCTGTAAACATTGGGGGCTGGGAGGAACCACCTTCTGATTCATAGACCACATGATTTAGGACTTGTAGTCCTAACAAACGTGAACCTTTACGTGCACCTGCATCGTACAGTTCAAACTTTACAATACCTTCACTGCCATTGCCGATAAAACCTTTGTCCTCAAGATTCCAAGTCTTACCTGTAATGTCAGCAACAACAGGCTGACCACCCTGCCAGTCGTACCGTCCTTTGTGTGGGCGATCCAGAGTGACAGCCCAACCACCATCTGTTTCTTTGAATGTTTTACCTAAGCCTTCTTTCTTCATAGACTTCATGGTAGCTTCGTCAGTGACGACTGTAACTTTGTACATACCATCAGTCTCTGTGTGAAAGTCTGCACGATCCCGATTGACCTCAAACACTTTGGCCCATTCAATCTTACCTTTAATCTCGTGTTGTGTTGATGGCATCTTGCCCTCCTTTTTTTGATATTGAACACTTAGTCTTTCTACCAGAGTATGTCAATGGGTATCAGACCAATTTTTTCCTACGTCATATGAACCTGGCGTAGGGATCTTGAAACCTAACTCTTGCCCAGCCTCAAGCATACAGTCTGCTTGGATCTGACCAAGACGCTTGGCTTCTTCTTCTGTGCCTATGACCTCTACTTGATACTCGTCATGGATAAAACCTACCATCTTAAACTTGATCCCTTCCTTACGGGCAACGTCATGCCAGCGCAGTAGGGTGTGCTTCATGAGGCAAGCCTCCCCATTCTGCAGTATACCAGCGAGAGCCTTGTGGGTACTAGGTACTTTGACCTTTCGTCCATCGTATCCTTTGAACCAACCATTCTCCCCAACCTCTTTGATGTATCTGTTCTTCAATTCAAAGAGGCCACCGATACTCATTTCAAAACGAGTACGTGCATCCTGTGCTTCCTTCATTCCAACCTTAAGTATCTGTGCAGTCTTAGCCACACCTGCCCCCAGCAACCAAGCATAGATGAAAGTCTTTGCCATGTCTCGTGTACCGTTGGGTACATCAAGGGCGTTCTTGTTGACGTTGTGGATGTCTGTCTCGTTTTCTTTCTTACCTTCCATGATAGCCTTGGCATACTGATCTTCATCAAACATTCTCCAAAGGTAATCAGCAAGGACTCGTAACTGAATACCGTCGGCATCTGTACCAACAAGCCAAGAGCCTGAGGGTACAGTCCAGCAAGCACGTAGGTGTACATCGTACTGCTTCTTTACCTCTTCTACTGCAGTCTTAGCAGACCCATGAAAAGGAGAAGAGATGTTAGCTGTGTTAGGTTCTTTATGGGAACACCGTCCAGTCCAAGCACCAATACTATTTATCCTACCATGTATACGCTGATCATCCTTACACTGCCCTATCCACTCCACCAGGGATGAACGCCTACCTTCTAGGGTCAGCCACTGTGCGAGAGCCTTAGCCCCTGTGGGGGCGTCCTCAGGCAGTGTGTTAAGGTTGTCCTCTGATACAGTGAACCCGTACTTATCAAGATGTTTTTTCTTTTGATCGTAGAACTCTTGATCCATAGCCTCAACTGATTTGCCGTAAGGATCACCAACTTTCTTACGTGCGAAGTTAATAGCTGTCTTAGTTTTATCTACTGGCAACCAACCCGCACTCCATAAGGCATCTATCCGATCCTTGGGTGAGCCAGGTTTAAATTCAATCCAGTCAGAGCAAACAAGATCTTCACCCTCAACGTTAGTAAGGGCGTACTTCTCCTTCGACTTAGATACCGTAGCCATTTCAGTGCCATCCTTTTTAAGACGGTACTTGATGCGGTTTACCTCAGTAAGTTTAGGTGGGAAGTCTACTTGAAACTGTTCTTCAAGTGTCTTCATCTTTTCTTTTACTGAGTTAAGTAAGAACTCTGCCTTTGTCTTATCAAAGTAAAAGCCATAGTACTGTGTGCGTACCAGTTCTATCTGAACATCGTGCTCTGTCCTTAAAGACTTAGACCAAGAGCGATCCCAAATAATAGCAGAGAAATGTTCATAAAGATTATGTGTAACCTCGATATCTCCATACCAGTACTCAACCATTTCGTCACTGAATTTATCAAACTCATGAAAGTCTCCTTTGTGTTTGTTTAGTCTGATACCCCAAGCCTTTAGACTGTGGGGATACTTAGCACCTTTAGGTATATCTATGTCGTAGTCTACGAGTCGGCTCACTATCAGTGTGTCTATAACTTTCTTTGGGTCAATCAACCTAGGCTTCAACAGTTTGTTTAACATGGGTGCGTCAAACTGTATGAAGTTGTGACCAACAATCAGATCTGCTGATTCGTACCATGCAATAGCTGCTGCCTTAGCCACTGGATCTTCGTGGCAGTTCTCAAACTTGTGTACTTCACCAGTAGAAAGATCCTTCCCACCACAAAGCCACAGCTTATCACTGTCCTCCAGTCCATTTGTTTCTATGTCACTGATAACTATCTTCATCCGTTAAACACAACCTCTTCCAGGATCGTAGTCTCAGGATCATAGTACACAGAACCTGCATTACCTAACTTAGCAAAGGGTCTGTTCTTATCAACAATAAACTGTGTTGTGTTACGAACAACCTCGTCATCCGATTCGGTATCACGTTCAAGTTTGACACAGATGATTGCTTCCTCTTCAAGGGATGCTGCATACTTGGTTCGTCCATCCTCGTTGACCTGAGAGATAAAGACTACACCAATGTTCAACTCCTTAGCGAGTTGAGCCATACGTGCACCTAGTGTGGTGAGGGTGCTGGTTGCAGCGTCAACCCCTGAGTTAGACAGGTAAGCAAGACGTTGTACGTGATCAATGAATATAAACTCTGCCCCGTAGACTGTTGAGGCAAGGCGTACATACTCAAGTAATTGCATGGGATCGTCATGTGCTTGCATCTCAAAGATGATAGTGCTTTCACCACCAGCCATCTTCTGTGCAGCCTGTATGACTTGATCCTCAGTGTAGCCCGTAGCTACAGCATCCTCTTTGGTACGTACATTCCAGCCTAACTCATAGGTTGCCATAGCCCGATAGGTTGTAGACTTCATCTCTTCCATGTGAAGCAAAGCAATACGTGTCTGTTGCTTAAGTAAAGCTACTTCGAAGTACCTGACTAACTCAGTCTTACCCTGCCCACGCATAGCCTTGATGAACGTAAGACCACCCTTCACTAGGCCACGCATCTTATCGTCTAAGCCTGTGTGTCCTGTTGGTACGTACTCGTATGGGTTCTCTGTCGAGATTGCTTTCTCTACTTCAAGGTCACCAACAAAGAAGTTGTCAGGACTGAACCGTTGAGGCTTGAGTGCTGCCCACTTGAGATCCTCGCTGTCACCTTCCATAAGGAATTCGTTGGCATCTTTCCACTTGGACATAGGCACATAGTAAAACTTGTCAGGCATCATGCTGTACAGTTTCTGTGCTGCACCCTTACCTGCTGCGTCAAGCTCACCTCCGTACACCACCATCTCAAACGAGTTGATGTACTCGAAGTTGTCCTTGATAAACTTCTCTGACAGTGAGGCAGAAGGCAGCGACTTAACAGGGAATGATTTACCTAGTACCTGATACAGACTGGCGGCATCAAACTCACCCTCTGTAATGTAAAGACGTTTGCTTGAACCTGCGTTGAAGTCAGGACCATACAAATCAGTGGGTGCCCCACGTTCTTTAGTCCAGAACTTTTTCTCAGCATACCCACGATACTTGACGTTGTTAGGGTACTTGAAAGCATACCGCACTGGTGTGTTGTTCTCACCGTACTGCAGTTGGATGTTGTATAACTTTGCTACGTCTTCATCTAGCCCACGAATACCGTTGAACCTACCACTAATAATCTTGGTGCTGCGTAGGTCTACCTTAGGTGGCGGCGGTGGATAGGTGCCTTCAGCCCACGCAAATTTTTTGTCTCTCCCAGGGTATCCTCTATTGCACGACTGACAATGCCCAACCTTTGATAATACATTGTAGCTAAAGGCATCACTGCTTGCGCAGTCCTCAAATGGGCAAGGCTGGTGTGTTACCTCGTTGCTGCTGTTTATTGCTGCTGTCATTGGACTGTTCCCTTTCCTTTGATCGTTGACGTTCTTCATGTGTCATAGCACGAATTTCTTTTGATGGCAATGCACCGCTTAGTACATCCTCATACTTGTTGAACAGTTGTTCAAACTTCCATTGGTATAGTTGTTGCATACCCATTAGTGTGTTCATCAGTTCATCATGGGTGGGGTCACGTTCACCGTCACCTATCTGCCTGAACACAACCTGTAGGTCATCACACACATGCCAGCAATCCATGATCATTGGTTCTAGGTCATACAGTTTAGGCATCAGTATTCTCCTATTAGTTTGAGTGCTGCCTTATACCGATTAAGGCGATGGATATCTTTCTGAGTTATATCATTGATACGTGAGATATCTAAGTTATCCTTGATATCTGCAGCCTTGACTTTCAGGCCAATTCTATTGGCTTTGGTGCGCTCTATGAACCGAAGGTAATGATCGAGCCTTTGGTCTTCGGGAAGAGATTGGTATTCTGCCTCTTCCTCTGGCGTTTTGCTCACACTCTTCAGTGCCTGAATGACCTCTTCGGAAAACCCCTCAGTCTCAAGACCCTCCCAACTCCATCCTTCACAATCCTCCACAACATCATGAAGAACACCCACGATACGTTCCTCTTCTTTATCGAGAGATAGCATCACTCGAAGTGGATGTAGGATATAAGGATTGCCTCCTTTATCGACTTGTCCTGTGTGTGCCTCTAAGGCAATCTCTATGGCAATTTCTAAGTTCATTCCTTATCCTTTCTAATAATCTTGAAGCCTTGCTTCTCAAGTGCCTATATCAACCGTTCTAGGACTCTCTAAGTGTCACTATCATCATCCTCCGTCAGTGCATCCCACGATACAGGGAATAGTTCAATCATCTTACGATCAATCTGACGTGCTACCTCTCGTGTCTCTGCCTGTGTGTCAGACTTGCAGCGTAGGTTACACATACGAGAAAAGGCATCAACGCTACCTGACCAGTACCACTCAGTCATCGTGGACTGTGGTAGTTCCATACGGGCTTGCTCAGGTGCTACCCCAAGACCTATAAGATCTTTGTAGGCTTTAAGTGCTGCCCAATTAACACTGCCCCAGTCACCCACGTCAACGACACCATCAGAGCCTTGCTTCTTATCAGCACTACGCCCACGCCATACCTCAGGCACATAGAACTCAGGTTCATCATCGACATACCTACGGCTGATCTCATTCCATCTCAAGAACTTATGCTTGACTAGCTGACGTGCTACAAATATCGGAGCCTTGACGTGGAAGCTGGCGAAGCAATGTCCGAATGGAGAAATATGGCGATGCTTGGCTAGATAACGGATCAGCCTATCATCCTTAGACTTGAGCTTTGGTGGGCCCCAAGGATCGTCTTCCATCTCACTTGTCTTACCAAAGGATACTCGTGCTGCGTTAGCTACGGTCAGGTCATTGCCCATGTGGTTTATGTATGTCGCTTTAATCACCTATCTGTACTCCAATACATTGCACTGTCTCATTCTTTTCATTGACCATAATTAGAGCTTTATTCAGTCCGACTTTACATAAGGTTTCGTTATCATATGTACCCAGTTGGTAGTACTGTACACCGTTCTCTGGTACTACAACAAACCAAATCAAAACAAATATAGTTTTCACTTGTCTTCCCCTTCGTTGTTTGGCCCACCCTGCAGGACTCGAACCTGCAACCTACTGCTTAGAAGGCAGTTGCTCTATCCAGTTGAGCTAAGGATGGTATCTCTAGTTTACTTTAGTCTCCCAACCCAATGTGATACGTCATCATGTGGGTCATCAATCTCTTTTGTCGTCGCTCCATTCAATACTAAATTCCTTCCCTGTGTGCTTTTCTACAGCGTCAATCACAGAGTAGGCTCCCTTCTCAAACCCTTCACTGAATGCCTCTGCAATATCTTCTTTGTCGTTATATTTTCTATATAGAAAACCGATTAAGAAAGAGAGGACTATAAGAAGAATTGTTAAGGGTTCAGGTATGTAGATAGTCAATGGTACGCCCTTAAATCTTTTTTATCTTTCCAAACTTGAAACTGTTTTGGGGTTAGACCTTGCTCTTCCATAAATTCTTGCAGGTCATAGACAGCTTCCATCAGTTCAGTGTTGGTAAGCATTATCTTTTTAATGAAGTCATCTGTGTCTACCTCATTCAGTAAAGATAAAACCTTTTTATATTCTTCCTCTGTCATGTGTCCGTCCCTTTCTTGTAGTATTACTAACAGTACCTTATTTCTATAAGAGATATAAAGATATTAGTTTAGACTGTTAGTAATACTATTAGTAGTTATACACACAGAATTTCATTTCAAGTATGACAGATTGTCACACTTATCTTAAAAGGTAGTACATCCACAGGTAAAATCCAATGCAAACCCCTAGAGTTACTAAGTCACTGATCATACCACCTAGTCCAGACGGGATGATGCGTGTGCATCCAGGCCAAAGGCCTTAAGAATTCGGGCTGCTGCTCGTGCGCCTTCTTCCTTGCAGTCTACGTTCTGGAAGTGGCTGTTGCTGGGGTTCCACCACTGGAATGTTTTACCAGTCCAGTCTAACTCCAAGCCCAGCGCACGTATTAGCTTGCGTTCTTCACGCCCCAGCTTGGTGTTCCCTTTGTGCTTAGGTGTCACTGTAACCCAAGCAAAACCACAGGCGTACTTGTCCTCACCACCCAGATGTTTCTGGATATACTTGTCTGTTGCTACAACAGCTGAAGCCCATGCTTCTTGGCGAATAATCGGTGCGGTTTCAATTGTAAGTTCCATTTCTTTCATCCCTTTTTAGATAGGTGTCTTATTTAGTTCTTGTTGGCTGTAAATTCAAGGCCCAAAGATCCATCAGTTCTTTTTCTTTTTCGTGTGCTTCCTTCTCTTGCCACCTGTCCCAGTAGTCGCTTGTTGTGTCCATCACCAAGCACTTCAGGTACTGCGACACGTGTACCATCTCATGAAACACCGTCAGGGCCATCTTGTTTGTAGGCATCAGTTGGTTTAGGCGGATGGTGAATTCGTTATCATCCTCAAACATTACATCACCACAGTACTCATCCTTCCTGCGTATGGCTTCGAAGTTTAGGTGCACATCATCCTCGTCTGGAAACAGATGACCCTGAGAAAAGTCAACCAATTCGCAGATCATATTTTGTTTTCTTTTCGAAAACCTACCGTTAAAAAATACTATCATTTGTCTGTCCTGTTTAAGATGTTACCCTTCACATCCTTGAAGATTACTCTGTGCACCCCATGCCTTTTGAGTAGCCGCCTTTCCAGTTTCTTTGCTTCCTCTTTTGTGAAAACTGTTGTTACGAAATCCCCGTAGGGGTCACCCAAAAATTCGTAGACCTTGATTGCTCTTGATGCTATCATTTCTTTGATCCTTCCATAGCTAGTATGTCTTGTGTCATACGCTCAAACTTTTCTCGCAGTTCATCATGCTCAAAGTATAGGTATTCCTCAGGCACACGCCCATGCATAAAAGATTGAACTTCTTTGTCTGTCCACCAGTGCCAGTCATCAGGCAGAGCCTCAGTTAGGAAGTGCCCTGAAATCATTGCATATACTTCATTATGTTTCATTACTCTACCTCTTCCCCTGCTAATTCGTCTTGCCTTGCTTCATGTTGTGCCACGATATAAACTGCGTAGTCCAATCTTTCTTTGTATCCCCTTAGAAATTCCCCTTCGATTGCTAGGTCTGCCGACACACTGCCACGCCGCACACCCGATTGCCTCATTGAATTGATCTGATCTTGCTTGGCCTTAACCATGCTTTCCATCAGTTTAATTTCTTCTAGTGCTTCCTGATATGTCATTGGCTTATCCTCCAGTCATGTTGCTTTGCCATAAGCATGGGTGAACTATGGTCATCTCTATTCACAAACACATACCCGTTCTCTGTTGATCCCATGCGCCACATGCCAAGCCAGCCTAGCTTGTCCAATAGTTTCTGTGCTACGTCAGCATGGTTGCCTTCTACGTCAAGGCTGTCATCCCATTCCACAGTGTAGGTTGAACCTCTGTGACCGCTGGATGTCATGGCCTTAACTCTTGGGCCTCTTGTGTTGGTTGGCCCCAAATATTTTGTCGATATCGTTTGCATTATATGTCCTTTCCTATCACCCAATTTGATAGCATCACCACCAAAAATATTATCACCATCACTGGTATTGCTTCCAGCGGATCTTGTACAAAGGGAACAAAGATACACACAAAGATCCCTAGAAAGTTGATGATTGTCAGAAGAAAAACGATCACGTTCTGTTTCATTTTGTAACCTTTACCCTATGTTGTTCTGGCGCATCTGGATTTACTTCTAAGCGCAATCCGCCAAGCGCATCCCTAACTGTTATTGTCCCTAATTGTTTCGATAACTTAAGGGCTTGTTGCTTTGCTTCCCCCATTGAGTAGACTACATCTAGGGCTGTGCCTCTATCAAACCCACTATATATATAAAAGCTTCTCATTTTTTTATACCTCCACCAGATCTACACATTCCACATGATAGCGGGAAACAATATCTCCATTGTCAAGTTGACGGTTGGCTTTGTTACCTGCTACATATTCGCACCATGTATTCCACCAATATTCGGTGCCCTCTTGTTGCGTCATTGCAACATATTCTGTAATTTTCTTGCGGCGTGTTTCAGGTTTAACCTTGCCAAGCTTCACTTGGTTTTCGTTCATGCCTAGTCTTTTGAGATTATGGCTATCAATACATGCCACGTTAAAACCTAGGCATTGAGCAACAAATGCAGCCTTGACCATCCCTAGATTGGGCACTGGTAAGAATAACTCTATTGCTGCTACGCAAGCTTCGACGCTATCTGTTCCCATTGTCTCTTTGATATGGTTGATTTTACCCCACAAGAATGCGTCATTGCTTCGCATGTATTGTAAACCATCCCCCTTTTTACCCCACATAAAACGGGATTTTGTGCCCTCAATGTTTGTAGTTTTTATTTGACCTTTGCACGTAGATAGTCCTGATTGAATTGTTGTCAGTACAAACAATCCTACTGGCACCACAGATTGTTTTTCTTCGCAAACCTCAATGATAGCTTTTACATCACGTTGATACATTTTATTTTCCCTTTTCTACTGTTGATCTTATTGAATAGCACCTTGAAAGATGCTATCTTATAAAATCAATCTACTGGAATAACTAACGGCAAAGAAAGTGCTTCCTCTTTTGTTATCATCATCCAAGCGAATGGATGTTTTTTTGCGTAATTCCCTATTTTCTTGAGATTAGCTTCTGTTGGATTCTCTTTGTATTTTTGAATAAGCTTAGACATTGTTTTGTGTTTCCCGTTGTTTGTTTCGATGATTCATAATTGCTTTTATTTTCATTGATTGCAAGAAAATCTATTTGTTTGTTTTCAGCACGTTAGAATTTTTTTTAAATTTATTTTCAAGTATTATCTGTAATTTTTGTAGTGTTCTTCTTTTGTTCTTGTTGTCTGATTCGTTCCTGATTCGTTCCGTATTGCACAGGGGATATACTATATAGTGCAGCCATTATTTTTGAGGGGATAGGGTATTTCAGTGACCATTTGACTATAGGGGATATACATAAAACTATTTGTTATACCTATTACCCGAAATAGTTTAAGGCTAAACGATATTCAGGAAGAATTAGTTTAATGTTAAACTACTTTTATACAATATGGTTTAATATTAAACTACTTTTCCCCCAGAATAGTTGAACGTTAAACTACTTTTAGAGGGTCGGGCATGGGCCACTGGGGGGTATAGCGTACGTATATATGCCCATTGACAGAGAGGGGTATTTTAGGTCTGTTAACCACATTTGGTAAAATAAGTAACGTAATGTTACAATATGTTACAGACTGGGTGTATATCTAGTAGTATATACTGCGACATGTTGTCCTTTTATCTTCTTTTTCCTTGTTTAATACTTGAAGCGCGTATAACTATTGGTATAATATACTTATAGTAATACTAAGAGTACTACTCTTCTACTTATTACTCTTATACATTATACTAAGTATAAGTAATATACTGTAAGTATTACTATTAGTACCCTCTCACCATTGTTTGTAGTCCCTTTCAGAATAAGTTCGTAGAACTTTTCGAAAGAAAATTCACAACTTAGGTTGACTTGTGGAGTACTTTGCGTACAACTACAGAAATTAGAAGAACTAAAAATGAATAAAAAGATAAAGTACTTTGAGTCTGACTCAGTACTTGAAGAATTCTACAAAGCCCTAGCAGATAAAAACGAAAAGAGACTACGAAGAGTACACATTCCTCGTTCTGATGTCTTCTATGTTCGTAGAGCTTACTATGAGTCTACAGGTAATTGGATATCGCTAGATAGAATGGAACGATCTATGTACCTTGAGGGTATGCTAAGGCGACAGGACGTACTAGATCCTGGTAGAAAGAGAGACTGGGAGTAAATGGTGGTAGATTTTGACATTGATGGTGACGGTAAGATCACTATAGATGAAGTAACAATGAAAGAACGTATGCTTGAAGTAGAGCTACGTGAAGAGAAAGCAGAATCCCAAAAGAAAATGGCTTGGATAGCTATGCTTACCATGATTGTTTTCACAGTATTTCTGTTTACCCCTATGATGTCGGACACTA